GATTAAAACAAAGAATGAGAAGCAAAAAGATGCAATAATGAAAACCTTTGAAGAAATGAAGGACGCAAGGCCGGAATTGTTGGTAATTGCAAAAGATATAAATACTCTTGAGGCTCTTGAGGCCTTTGCAGAATCAATACAAGGTGTTCCAACATTTAAGAAGAAATTGGGTGACAATAATAATACCGGAATTACATTAAATCCTAACGATAAGGATTTTAATGATAAGTCCAGAGAATTATTTAACAAAGATCCAAAGCAGTGGAAAATTGCGATGGATAAATTAAAAAATAAACAATAGGAGAAAAGAATTATGGCAGAGTTTTTGGCTGACTTAGTGGCTCCAGAACATTGGGCGGATACTATAGTTGCATCAATTCCGACAAAAGCAAAATTATATGGAAGCGATATTGTATCAAAGCCGCCCGCCACTACTGATGGAAAAGTGGGGGTTTTTACATTTATTCCTTTCGTAAAAGAATTAGTTGACGATTGGCAAAAACCCGTAAAGGCAACTCCATTAACCCCGGAAGCAATGTTAATGGATCAACAGAAAGCGGTAAGGGTAACAAGGTCGAAAGAAATCTTATTCTATAAAAAGGAATTAAGAGACTTGGGAATTTTAGTTGACAACGATCAGGTTATTCTTGCGAATCTTGACAGGATGCTCGGCAAACTACAAAGTTTCTGGGGAAAACAGATTGACAAATTTATTTATAACACCTTAAAGGGTGTTTTTGGTTCCGCTTTAACGTCTACACATCAGATTGATTTAGGTGCACAACTAAACAGAAAAGCAATTCAATCAGGTAAGGGGCTTTTAACAGATTCATCGGAAGAATTAACTGATTTATTTTGCTATTCAACCGTTAATCAGCATTTGAGAAGTCAGGGAATTATAGAACAAATTCCGAATTATTCCGCTGAAATCGTTAATGCTCCAATCATGTATCAGGTAGAAGGTGCAAAGATTACTATCAGTAATTTAGTTGACACTACCGGGACTCCGATTACGGGTTATTCTAATTACTTATTTGGCAAAGGTTCAATTTATTTTGACATGCCATATTTTGTAACTGAGATGATTTACGATCCAAGAGTGGGTGGTGGTGCGTTATCGGTAGTTTTAACAGGCGATTTATGCGCTCACGTTCCGGGAACATCATATGCAGGTGCAGCCGATCCGACAGACGCAACTATAGCAACAGCGGGTTCATGGACTAAGGTAGCGGATCACAATCAGGATATTAAAGTAGTACGAATTTTATCAACCAATTAAGGAAAAGAAAATGAAAAAAATAATTTTAGTTTTATTTTCAATCTTTATTGTTTCTTTTTCTTTTGCACAGGTGGAGAAAATAAGGATTGATAAATATGTTGGTTCTACTGTTACTCATTACACTAATAGAACCTACGAAAACAGCCAGACAGATACAACCGAGTACGTATCATTTGCTAATTGTGATTCTGTACATTATTACATTAGTACAAGTGATTCCGTACATGTGTTGTTTAAATATTTATATGGTGATAATATTAAAAGTGATGTGGTTGGTTCGGTATATTCCGACTCACTTACAAGCACAACTACCGGATTTACAGGTATTCCCTTTGTAAAGTTTACAGCGGTTGCCGGTTGTGGAATAGGTTCAAAGTTAATACTTTATTTTCAGGTAACAGGTAATAGCGCATATAGCGGAGCGACTTATTCGGTATTTGTCAGGAAATTTAAAAAGTGATAAGAAATTTCATCACACAAACGGATTTACAGGTTTACGAACCGGCTATAATGACTTACATAGCCGGTTATGCTAAATTAGTTCCGGCATTGCCTGTTGAAATCGTTGTTCCTGATTCTCAAATATCTTTAGCGTTTAAGAATGTAATTACAGCCTTGAGGGCGAAGGATGTAAGAGTGCATGACGTAATGATTCCGGTCTATTTGTCTAAAAATATAACTTTAGAAGATGACTACACATTACCAACGGGCGTTTCTTGTATTAAGCAGAACCAAGTCCAAAGATTTGTAATTGAAAAAACGTCGTGTACGGTTGGTGGTGTAAATGAAAAGGTTTATTTGGAAGGCTCATTAGATGGTATTACATGGAGCGATATAACCTTTTCGGATAAATCAGCATATATAACACTAACAGCCGCAGCCGGAACTTTAACGAAAACCTTTGATACTCTTTACACTCAATATCGTTATAGATTCGCAAAGAATACTTCATTTTCATTTGTTGGTAGCATCTACTTAGTTGAAACGTCTTTCGATCCTCTAATTTGTTTACAGTCATTAGTTATACTTTTTGGGGGTTTGGTTAAAGCAACCGATGACGCCAATGACCAAAAGAAACTTCAATACGAAACCGACTATAGAGAGGTTCTGAAAAAATTTGAATATGCCTATGATATAAATGAAGATGGGTATTTAGATGAAGATGAGGTAATGAATCAGAAGGTTATAAGGATAGGATTATGACAGAACTACATGAATTACCGGATAATATAGTTACATTGTTACAGGGTTTAACCGGCGCTGCTCTTATTGATGTATGTATAACACCTGAGTCATATTTATCTTTAGCGGGTAATACTTCATTTCCATTAGTTCTTGTTTCTTATTCAGATTCAAGATCGGATTCGGAAATTTACCCAGGTGATACTACAATAAACGTTGATTTTATCAATATTACAAGTGATTCCAATTTAATTGACAATTATAAACAACTTATTGAGTTAATGAACGCTGCAAGGAAATTGTTAATTGTCGGTGATGAAGAAACGGGTGAAATATTAAGGTATCAAAGTCAGGGATTATATTCAATGAATGATACTTATGTAAATTACAGACAAACTTACAACATAGGACTTAGTTATCAATGACAAGTATAAAAAATAAAGAGATTCACATTGAACAATCTTCGATAGATGAAAAAACAAAAAAAGGAATAGATTCATCTGTCAAATTATTTATTGGTATTCCTCATAATCTTGACAAAATCTCCATGAATTTCATAAGTTGCCTTGAATATATGAAATGTTTTATCGGCGGGGAATGGGAGAATATCGATCCGGGGACTTTTAGGAATAAAAGTAACGGTTGGTATATTCAGTTTGAATCTTCTCATACTATCGAAATACAAAGGAATAATATCTGTTTAAACGCTAAAAAATCAGGGTGTACACATATACTTATGATAGATAGTGACATGTCTTTTATGCCCGACTATCCGTATCAAATGTTAAAAGAAAAGAAAGAAATCATATATCCTTTATTCTTTCTTAGGCGTCCTACGGATATGAAATTCAATATTCCTTTATATGATAAAAACAGAAAATTTATCGGTAAAGAAATCGGTCTTTTTCATGGACTTGTCAATGGGAATTTTTATATGGGGAGCGGTTCGTTGTTATTTGATATTAAGTTACTTAATAAAATAAAGTTCCCTTATTTTCATACTAACATTAATTATTGCGATTTCAAGTCTATTGTTGTAGGTGAAGATATGTATTTTTGCGCTCAACTATGCAAAAAAGAAATTAACATGGTGATAAACACTGACATCATACTTGCACATGATGGATACATACAACTCCCTTATGAAATGTATTATTTGCCAAGTATAAATGTCAGAAGAATAATAAAAGGAGAATAATATGGGTTTAAGTAGAATAGCGGGAGCGGCTAAAAGACGTTCGGCTGCTAAAGGTTGGATTACTTCTGTTACCTTAGATTCCGTTGGTGGGATTGCTACAATTGGAACAATGATGGTTATGCCCTTTATGTCAGCAATTAAAGTTGACAGGGAAACAGATGAGTCTACGTTAGTAGATGGTGATGGTGCAACCGTGGCGACTGATTCAGCAATGAAAGGTTGGAATGTAGGTATGGACTTTTTACAGGTCGATAAAGACACTTTCGATTTTGTTGACGCAGCAGAGACTCAGGCGTTTATGTGTATTATGGATAGAGGTATTGTAAACGGAAAACATCAATATTGGTGCTGGGCTTATGGTAAGATTTCCGGTGCAACTTCTTCTGATTGGGATGACTGGGCAAAAGTTCCAATTAAATTCATGGGTCAAAAGAATGCGGTTGCTCAAACAATTAATACACTTACAGGTTGTACGGGAATTAGCACTTGGTTCACTTCATTTACAGTCCCTGCAGAGGCGCAAAAAGTTATTATTGAAATAAATACATTATAAGGAAATTATGGACGCTTTAGGTGTTTTAGATTTAAATAAAATTAAGCCAAAAGTATTGCTCGGAGATAAGGAATATGAAATTTACCCCCCGGTCTATTCAGTTAAAGGCCGGGTGGTAAAATTATTGTCTGAAATCGGAGAGTTGAATAAGGCTAACATCAAACTTTTGGGAAAGGATTTTAAGGAAGGCGAAGAAATGTCAGCCTCTGAGATTGTAAAAATAAATATAAAATCCGGCAGTAAAGAATTTTTAGAAAATGAATTAAAAGTAAGAAGACTTCAATTGCAGATTCTACAGGAAATTTTAATCATAGAAAAAGAAGAGTTCAAGAAAGATTTTACACTTGATAACCTGAGGGCTGATTTCTACGAAACTGCATTGATGGCTTTTTTTATACGATTCGGTACATCAATGAAATAGTAAATAGAAAAAAGCAGTTTTTCCCTGATGACAAAGAAAAAGAAGAGGTTGGGGATAATGAAGAAACAGAAGAGGACAGAGAATATAATCAACTTCTATTTTACAACAATCTCTATAACCTGTTTAATGGTGACCGAATCAAAATGCAATGGTTCTATGATAACTGTACGTCATTAGATTATTATTTAATGACTCAATTCCATAACGAAAAAATAAAGGCCATGAATGGGAGCAAATGACATAAGTTTCAAGTTGATGTTTGATACTACTACGGGAACGCTTTCAGTCAGACAAGCGAAATCTGATGTTGATAGATTAGGTAAGTCTGTTGGCGGTATAACAATAGAAACGAAAACAGCGCAAAGAGCAACTGTAAACTGGTTAGATTCGTTTGCTAAAATTTCTGTTATAAAATCTGCATTTTCTGGTTTAACTTCCTCCATGCAATCCTTTTTGGGTGGATCAATGGACTTCCAACAGTCTTTAGCCAACGTCGGTTCGTTAAGTGATGAAGTTGCTCAAAATTATGGAATGATAAAAGATACCTTAAAAGGCTATTCAACTCAAATACCTGTCAAGAGTAACAAAGAATTAGCGGACGCAATGTATCAAGCCGTCTCTGCTTGTTTTAGTATGTCAGACGCTTTAATGCTTACAGAACAGGCTGCTAAAGGCTCTGTAGCGGGTCTGTCAACCGTTCCCGAGAGTATGAACGCATTGATAAAAACCATGAAAGCCTATAAGTTAGAAGGTAAAGACTCAAACATGGTGATGGATGTTTTGTTTCAGACAGTAAGAAAAGGACTTACAACTTTTGGGGAAGTCAGTTCAAGTATCGCAGGGGTTGCTCCGGCTGCCGCTTCTATGGGTGTAAGTTTAAATAGTTTAATGGGCGCTTATGCTACTATAACAAAACAAGGTATGAGTTTTGCGGAGACAACTACAAGGTTAGCACAGGCGATCCCAAAAGTAAGTTTAGCAATCGGTGAAACAGCCTTTAAAAATCAGAGTTTACAGGCAAGTTTTAAACAAGTCTATGATATAGCCGGTGGAAATATTGTAAGAATACAACAAATGCTTGGGGGTTCACAAGAAGCGGCGCAAGCCGTATTAATGATTGGACAGAACTTCAAAGAGGCTCAAACTGATTACGATTCAATGGTAAACTCTCAAGGAGCGGCACAGATAGCCTTTAATAGAAATGTTGACACCATGAAAAATCAGACTCAATTATTAGAAAATAGATTTAAGAATCTTAAAGGTACTATCGTTGAATTGGTCGTTCCGGCTATAAATTCAGTTACAGGATATTTTGGGGCTTGGTTATCTAAATTGATTGATTTACCCGCTCCAATTAAAGTTATGGGCGGGGCCTTGATTGGTCTGACGGGTGCATTCGTTGCTTTAAGAGTTACCGGATTGATGCCGTTAATTTCTTCTTTTGGTTTGATGTCAACTAAAATGCTTTCTTCTTTAGCGGGTTCTTTTACGTCTGTTGCTAAAGTTGCTTATAGTTCCGTAGGTGCTTTCAGGGCTTTACAGACCGTTTTAAGTGTGGGGGTATTGGGTGCTGTTTTGGGTGTACTTTATTATTTACCTGATCTTATAAAAATGTTCTCAATGGAGTTTAAATTTAAACCCCAAATTGAAACGAAAGACTGGATTAATAACATGAATGCGGCTAAGATGGAACTAAAAGATTTTGAGAGTAATATAGTTCCATTCCAAAATACTTATGAAACTCTTTCTAAAAAACTTCAAACAGAAGGTAAATTAAATTCAGAAGAACAAATAAAATTGGGTGAAGCGACTAAGAAAATGGCAGAGGCTTTCCCTGATGCTGTTGTTGGAATAAACGATGAAACGGGTGCGATCATTCTTAGTAATGATACAATTGTCATGTCAGTTGCAAGACATAACGAATTAAAAGACAAAGTAAAACAAACAATGTTGGAGATTGCATCTTCAATTTCAGACACTACAGCACAAATCGAAGAAGGATTAAAAAAACAGCGTAACGGCCCGAACATAATTGAAAGAATTGGCAGTTGGCTTGGAATGTACGATATTGAAGGTAAACAAAAAGAACAAATAGTAAATATTAGGAAAGGCGTAATTAGTCAAAAAAATCAAGTAAGGGCTTTAGCGAAATTACTTATTTCCGAAGACAACACTTTAACCGATGCCGAATTAAAGGCGGCCGTAAAATCACAAACAAATATAACTGACGTACTTTGGGAAGCAGATAACTTTGCACTTTATAGAACTATATCAGAGGTTTTCGAGGCTAATAAAAAAAATTCTGACAAAGCAAATCCTATAATCAAAGATGTTACTAATTCGCTAAGCGAAGATGTCAAAAAACAGAAACAGCAAATATTAGATTATATTAAAGAATATAAGGGATTAGAAGACAAAGAGGGAACACGGGCGATTGAAATCAGGAAAATAAGCGGAAGTATATTAGATTCATTATATAAAACAAAAGGTATTGAAAGTAGCCTTTACAGAGAATACAGAAAGGCTTTAGGAATGGGAAGGACTGCGCCCGGCGGTGGTGGTAAAGAAAAATCTGAATTATTGCAGGAAATTGAAAACCTACAGAAGAATTTTAATATTACAGAAAATCTTTACAAATTAAATCAGATCGATCCTAACAAATATTTTAATTTAATCGCCGATATGAACGAAAAAGCGATCGAAAGAATCACCGATTTAACTGCAAAGAATTACGATGACCTGACTAATGACGAAAAAGAGCAATTAGATAAGTTACTATCATTTAGGGTGAAGGCAAATAAAGTTGTTGATGACATTATCGCTAATATGCCATCCGATAAGTTGACAGCAATAAAAATTCCAGAACCGGACATTAAAACGTTTTACGGTTCGCTTGACGCAATGAAAGAAGTAACGGATGCCGAAACCGAAAACATGAAAATGTACAGAGAAAGCATTGAAAGAGAAGCGGAGAAAACGAAAGAAGTTTATGAAGGGATTGGAAGTGTAATAAATACGACATTTCAAGGTATAGGTCAGATGGTATTTGATCCAAAATCGGCGGTAACATCATTAAAGGACGGATTAAAATTGATGTTGAATGTTTTGATTGACTATGTGGAAAAGACATACATAGCATATAATGCTGCTGCACTTATAGAATCCATCTTTACAGTTGGAATTGCTGAAATTAAAAACGCTCCATTACGATTACTTGGACTTGCGGCTTTAGAAACGGCAAGGGGTGCAATAAATGCTTTTGCTGCCGGTGGTATTGTTACTAAACCGACTTTAGCGATATTAGGAGAAGCAGGACAGGATGAAATTATTGCTCCTAAAAAAGATTTTTTGACTATAGCAAGAGAACTTATAAATCAACAAATGCCAAAATTAAGTTCAAATAATGGACAGTCTATAACTGTATATTTTAAGGGTGAATCTGTTTTAAAAGGCCGTGATATTCATTATGTTTACAATCAGCAAAACAAATTGGAACTGGCGAGGACTTTCTAATGTCAACTACTATTTATAAATTAGAAGATATTCCTTTGCAAAGTGGACTCTATGTTACCGTAGATGACGTAATAAACGATCGTAGTTATGACAAATATTATAGCGATCTTTTAAGATTTTACATATGTGTAACAACAGAAGATGAGCTCTTATGGGTAAACGGAGGGACTCCTGTTGATAAAGTCGGGAATATATCAAATCAATCAGAATTACGTGAACAGTTTGATGTTGAAAAAAGCAAGTTTCAATATGAAGATATTTCAATTGACGCTGAAAATGCAAGTGGATTCTGGAGTGACTTTATTTTTATACCTACAAATAAACACGCTGAAATAAGAATTGTAGTATTGTCTAATTATAACCCTAATGAAGGTACCGGGGATCAGTGCTACACAAAAGAAGCAGTTTTTGCCGGAGTTATTTCTTTAGACCAAAACGATATTGAACACTTTTATACTTTTGGTGATGCTGTTGGAAAATATTTAAAAAGTTATTCGTTTACTTGTTCTTCGGAATTATCGAAATTAGGCGAATTGTCTCCGGACGCTCTATTTGCAGCATGTAAAATGGATCAGGATATAAGTACTGATATAGCAAGTGAAGGTTACATCAGATATTACGGTACAATAGGAGAGACGGAATATTTACATGTTAATAAATTTAATTTTGAAAATGAGTGGAGTTTTATAAAGGTTAGTTCTATTTTTAAAAGGTTATTTTCGCTTCTGGGATATATAGTTTATTATGATAATTCAAATTTCAGTATAACATGTGACTGGACTTTCGGGCAGGATTGGGAGACTGGTTTTTTAAACGAACAAACAATCGACAATATTTATGTTCCATTTTCTTATACTTCCAATGGTACAACGAAATATAGCAAGAAATTATTTTCCTATAAAGTTGAGGATGGAGTAAACATAAAGGATGATACCCCTTATACTTTGTTTCAATATCAGAACTGTCTTGAAATACTTTCAATGATGTTAAATACTTTCGGTCTTGTTTATGATATAACATACAGTGTTGGTACTACTAATATTTGGATGTTTACTATTGATATAAATTTACATGGAAGATTAGATGAAAGTTCCATTGTAGTTATAGATAACATAAAATCAATCAAAGAAAACTATAATTCAAGGGATTTATCAGCAGGATGTAAAGTTGATGTTTTAGGACATGGGGAGTATATAAGTTCCCCAAAACCTGACATAAATTTACAAACATGTTTTTGCATACAACCAAGATTATGGGATACAGGGTTTGGGAATTATGGAACTGGAGGGGAAACAATAGAAGTTTCAGGCGCCTATAATTATGGAGAGTGCGGTTCAAGCTGGGAACATTCGTTATTTTATAAATCGACAGCGTTTTATTTTGTGACAAATATTTATTTTAACAGTGTTAATTATTACAAAAACCTGACTATGTTACAGGATGGATCACATGTTTACTTAGGTGAGTTTTTGGCTAAATATTTTACCGATCCAACTTATGGAATATTCGGTATACCAAGAAAAACATTAGATATTGAAATTGAACAGGTCACGGCTTATATCACAAGCAATTTAGTTAATAATTTAAAACCTACAAAAAGAACGGTTTTAGCAGACGAAACTTTCTTTATATCCGAAGTGGAGAAAGATTTTTTAAATGATAGTGCAAAATTAAAATTGGTCAAATATGAATAATACAAAAATAAGCGTAGGCGATAACATAACTTTAAAATGGTGCTCGGACGGGTTGTTTACGGGCACTACTTACAGTCTAAATATATTTGCAAAGATTTATATTAGTCATCATTTTGAAGAATTAAAGAATGTAAAACTAATAAATCAAAGCATATTACAAAGACATGTGACAAGAGAAAAAATAACTTTAGGAATACCTTTGTGGAAAAACATAAATGACAACCAAAATAATTCAGAGGGTAATCCATCTTTTATGAGAATCGGGATTAGGGAATTTATTATTGCGCCCCACAAAAGGATAGTTATTCTTGATACGAACACTCCCTTTTATTATTCTTCTTTACACGATTCAAGTAACACGAGGGATTTAATAATGTTAAATACTCCAGATATTACATTCTTAAACGATATAAACAGCAGATCCGAAACAACTATAGAATTAGTTGATAAAACAGCGAGTTTCTCATTATGAAAAAATTACTTTTACTTTTATTTATATCTATTTCTTTACAGGCGCAGGTACTAAACGACAGTATAAATGTCAATGCAAGTCCGGGTCAATATATCACAAAAAGCCAGGCGGGTTATATGGACAGACTTGCAAGATGTCCGTTATATCTTGTGATGTCAGGTGTTCGCATAGACTCCCTTATGCCTTCATTTTCGATCTGGAGAGATTCGGTTGGAGATTTAAAATATAAAGATTCAACGGATATATATATATTAAATAAAGCAGATACTACTTTTTTTGCAGGTATAGATTCTGTCCGTTTTCTTAGAGTTAATGATACTGTGTATTTTAAAATGTACTCTAACGACTCTTTAATGCAGTCTTATTTTATTGATTCTTTAAGTATATTTAAACGAATAAGTGATACTGTAAACTCTGACGGTTATATGAGAAACTGGCAGTATGGACTTTTTCAGTTAAAGGGAACTTATGTAAATTCAGTAACGGCCTCGGCTCCTCTGTCTTCTTCTGGGGGATTAACTCCTAATGTAACAATAACTCAATCGGGGGCGGCCTCTAATGGTTATTTATCTTCTACTGATTGGAATATATTCAATAACAAACAACCCGCAGGAACATATGATTACTACGGCTATTGGACTTGTCTTGTAAACGGGGCAAGCAGTTCAAATATAACAAGCGGAGCAACTGTAAACTTTATTTCTTCGGGATATACTTCTATTACTAAGTTAGGAAATAATATCACTATAGGTACTACTTGGCCGGACATAACAAGTAAGAAAGATGTAAGTGATACTATACTATCAAGTGGATATGTCAGGAATTGGTATTTAATGTACTTGCTTTCAAATTATAAACTAATTTCCGATACTGTTTCAAGTTCGGGTTATGTTAGAAATTGGCAGTTAGTGGGTGGTTATATGCCAAAAAGTGGGGGTAATTTTGATTATGGGGCCTTCATAAGACTTTATGCTGACAGTGTAACTAACCAGATTACAGGTTATGGAAGTATAATTCAGAATATAACCGGAACATACGGATCAAATTATACAATGTCAAATGTGGGGATATGGTCTCCTATAGCCTCTTCTTTGTTGTCACCTGGATTTTTAGGCCTATACTCGGGTTCTATTAATTACGGTTTTAGCGCTTATGCTTCATACTTATTACTTAATACCAACGGTAATTCAATTTATTTTTATTTGGACGGTTCAATAAGGGCACGTAATTTTACTAATAGTGACGGCGATTCGGTAAGTTATAATGGACACTCACATACTGAATTTCCGATAGCCCTTTCTTTTGACAGTGCTTCTAAAGTCTTAACACTTACAAGAAACGGAGAATCAGATTTAACAACTACGATAAATATTGTTTCAACAGACGGCGTTACAAGTACAACTATGGGTGATAGTACTTTGGGTTATTACGGTTCCGTAAAACAATTAGATTCTCACGTGTGTAAATATGTCACAATCACTATTCCTTATGAACAAACCGGAACTATTTATGTCGGCTTCACGTCCGGGGTTGATGTCGAAACAGGAGTATCGTTCCGGGCTGGTGATGTTTGGCGAATAGTAGCGAGCAACACAAATGTGGTTTATTTTATGTCCGATACTCAAGGCATCGGAAAGGTGGTGTGGTATTATGAAAATTAAAGTATTAATATTATTACTTATAGTTATTTCCTGTCAAAGTCAAATTAAACGGTATAAGTGGAGTGGTGTTCTTGACAGCGGAAACATCATTAGGAATGTAGTTCAATATATACCCGAAGATACCTGTATAGTCACTGATTATGACGGTAATTGTTATGATACTGTACATATTGGAACGCAGATATGGTTAAAACAAAATTTAAAAGTTATGCATTACAACAATGGGGATGTCATACATTACGAAGAAGACTTTAATATATGGCGTTCTTTAACCATAGGTGGATTTTGTCATTATGGGAATAATTATGCAAATGTCAGTATTTACGGCGAGATATATAACTGGAACGCTATAAATGATCCAAGAGGAATTGCGCCTACGGGTTGGCATGTTGCAACTGTAAGTGACTGGGCGGTGTTAAGTAATTATTTGGGGGGTGATTCTATAGCGGGTGGTAAACTAAAAGAAGTTGGAACTGAACATTGGGACAGTCCAAATACCGGGGCAACTGATGAATATGGATTTAAGGCTTTGCCCGGTGGGTACCGTGATGAAAATGGAACATTTGGGGGAAGATTCCTTCTGGGGATTTGGTGGGCTTACGGGGGCGGTCTTTTAAACGAAAGTATACGTGAAATATACTGGGTTTATGCTGAATTAAGATTAGAAAGCGTATTAAAAAGGTACGGCCTTTCCGTTAGATGTATTAAAGACTAATATTTATTCTTACTGTAAAGAACTTTATCTTTACAATCGGCTTTTAATATATTATTTTGTATAAAAAATTAAGGATACACATGAAAAAATTATTTTTATTTATCTTACTTTCAGTTTCGGCTTTTGCTCAAAACGGGAAGATTAGAGTTGATGACAACATGAGACCTTTTCTTTCTTATATCGGTAAAACTACAGACGGTTTAAGGGATACTGTTTATGTTGTTTGTGATTCATTACCTTTACCGGTTAAACCGGATACCGGAGCAACAAGTTACAATACTACTGTTTTGAGTGAAAAATTTGATTCTTTAATCAGCGTATTTACGGTTAGAACCACTACTTTTGCAGTCAAAAATCTTACAACTGATTCGGTACAATTAGATTCTAATGTTTGTAAATATTTAAATATTTCATTGAAATTAAGTTGTACAGATACCTTATTTATTGCTAATGACAGTACTGTTTCGGCGGAAACGGGGATAGAATTACTGGCTGGGGACGCTATAAGACTTCCGTGTACGAATACGAATCAATTCTGGATAAAAGGTTCAGGGGCAAGCGCTAATACTGTTAAATTATGGTGGGAGAATTAACTATGAAAAAACTATTATTTATTATTTTATGCTTTGTTTCCCTGTCTTGTTTCTCGCAACTTGTAAGAAAACCAACGGGTGGTTCAGCGGATTCAAATATTTTTTCGACTCATTCGTATACACAAACACAAATAGCGGGTTCTACTCCGGTGTTTGGAGAAACGAAAACGTATTATGTGGCCGGATATGGATCAAATTCCGCCTCGGGTGCAGACTGGATGAATGCATTAGAAACGATTGAATATGCATTTAGCAAGGTTAATTATTTCGGAACATACACGTTTATAATTACAAACGATTTTTATACATTTAGTGACACTATTACAAGTTCTGTTGATTGCAAATATTCAAATATTACAATTATGTGTGATCCAGAGGGCACAGCGATAGATTACTCCGTTACTGGTCTTAATCTCAAAAACTGCCTTAATTTTACCGCCAGTTACGGCAAATACACAGACCTATCTTTTACAGGTAGTAAACCGAATGATGTTAGTATAAGTTATTGTAATATTTATGTAAGCGATACAAGTTCAGGGATTGTGACACTAACCGGGAATAATTCATTAGTGCTCTCTAATGATTCTATTTTTGTTACTTGCGCAATTACCTATTTTAAATCTGTAGATATTCCGGGAGGTTGTTATTTCGAGAAACACGGATCATATCCCGTTATGATAGGATTGGAATATATTCAGCATTGTTCTATTTCAGTTATGAGCGCTATCTCATATTTACCGGATGTTATGTTTATGACTATTTTTAGTAATAGTACAGTCCAGTCGTCTACAGATATTGAAAATGACAGTACTAATATAGTTGGTTTTTCGTCAACCCGAATAATGAAAGACTCTTTAAGCCGGTACGTATATGCTGCGCCCTAATCCTCTTCAAAAACCGACAATGTTTAACTTAGCGCCTGTAATTAAAAAATTATGGGCGTGGTTTAAAAGAAAAATATGAATAGAATTAAAACAGTAGAAATTAAAAATTGTAAAGTTTGCTCTGACTGTATTGAGATTGGAACCGGTTTATGGTGTAATTTATTTGATTTTTGGATCGCAGAAAATGGGGCAATTACCTTTGATTATTTAAGTGAAGTTCACAAAGAATGTAAATTAGAAAAGGCTATAAAATGAAAAATTTGATTAAAAATGAGTATTTAAGAAAGTTCTTGAGGGATTTATTTATAATTTTATTTTGCATAGCATTATTAATCCTGATTTTTGGATTTTATCCGGCCAAAATCAAGAAAGTTTATGGAGATATAACAGCAAAATGGAAAGTTTCGGAAATTCAATTTTCGGTTAATCCTAATTTAGATACAAATACCTTAAAAAGAGCGATGAACACGTGGAACGAATCGGGAATGAATTTCAAATTAAAGTATAAAGGCATTTCGGATAAAAGTATAGACGATTATGACGGTATAAATTTAATCTACTCCGCTTATTTACCTAATGAACTCTGGGGCGGTCTTTGTGTTTATTACATTAACGAAAATAACGTCATAAAGGAAATAGATATAATAATGAACTCCTATTTTTCGGATTACGATCTGGAAAGCATGGAACTTCACGAATTAGGGCACGCTTTACCTTTAGGACATAATGATAATCCAAAATCTATAATGTATCCCTATCTATACAACAATGAAGTTAAAAGAAATCTTTACTTTCAAGACCAACAAAACGCAGTTAATCTATTTACTACAACCAACATAACTACTTTGAATACTCCAAAAGTGCAATATTATGTAAATAAAAACACGATAAACTATTTTCTTGATAAAAAAAGCAATATTGAAATTTACGATATTTTAGGACGTAAAATTAAAAGCGGGGTAAAAGATCAAGGTTGGAATAGTGAAATAATAAACGTATCAGGTGTATATTTTTTGGGAATAGATAACAGGTTTATGAAATTGAATATAGCGAGGTAGGAATGCCGTTTCAAACAAATATCGGGATTGAATGGGGAATAGCAATAGCGTTCATTTTTGTTTGTTTTTACTTCCTGAACAGAATGAACAAACTTGAAAACAGAGTGTTGGAATTAGAATCAACGGGTATAAGTAGAAATGATTTCGATGAACTGAAAGAAGATTTCAACGATCTAAAAAATCAAATTGCGGTAATAAGTACAAATATTGAATTTATTAAAAAAAATTTAGAAAATTAAATTAGGAGAATTATGACAAACGAAAAAGGTATTACGGCAACTGCTAATTTTGCGGGATATTTAGGTGAAATTTTGGCAGCGGTTAAAAAATCATTAGTTGATGGTTGGCAGTGGACGGACGGATTTAATTTTATTGGTGTAATTTCAGATACTCCGACGGCCATTAAGGGATTTGGAGAGGTTATTTCAGAAGTAAAAGATCAAATTACGGACGAAGAGAAAACAATTGTAATCCAAAAAATTATTGATAATCCGGATATTCCACTTAACGACAAAGTTGTAGCCGGAAAAATCGTTGACGCAATAATTAATTTAAAACAAGCCTATGATTTGAGTAAAGGATAAAATGGCCTTATCTGAAACCGAAACAAAGTTATTAAATTCATTACCGGGTGGCAAGTATATTTTGCTTGCCATAACTCTTTTAACGCTTTACAGCACTGTCACGAATATAAAACAGTGCAACACTATAAGTAACCAGTCTACAGAAATTAACGCTCTGGCGGGTACCGTAAAGGCCTTAGAGCCCTATAAAAAACTGAATGACGGTCTTTATACAACTATCGCGTTACAGAATCAAAAAATAAATGACTTAATTTCAGATTCGATAAAAATGTACATGGATTTAAAAAATTCTAAATTAAATCTCATATCAGTTATCAACAATGAAACTAATTTAAGAACCCAGTTAAATCTAAAGACTAAAAACAAGTTAATCGATACCGTCTCAAAATATATTCCTTATGATTACTTCTCAAATTTCTATTTTGATTCAACAAATAAATGGTTTGCAATCCGGGGCACGTTTTTAGATCGAAAAATAATTTTTGAGGATATTCATTTCAGAGATTCAATAACTTTTGTATTAACTGAAAATAACGGATATTATAGGGGATTTATACAGTGTTTTAACCCTTATTCGGAAATTAAAAAATTCGATGTTGATCTTGATATTAAACCCGAGTATAAGACTAATTGGTATTATGTAGCAGGGGCGTTTTTAGGCGGGGCGTTAACTGTCCTAATATTAAGATAAATATCTTTACTGTAACGATCTTTATCTTTACAAATCACAAATCATATATTATATTTGTAATAAAATAATTAAAAGGAAAAACCATGAAAATATTAAAAAATTTATTTAACAATGTTATTTGGGTTTTGGCTGTCTTATTCTTAGTGGGATTAGCCATTTATTATTTAGGCTACTGGGATTTATTCAACATTCCGGCGCTTTTACCATTTGTTTTTATTGCCTTACTTTATACCGGTTTGGTTGCAATTGGAAGTGTTATTTTATTTCCTGATTTTAATTTTGATAAATATCTGTCGGATGCAGCATATGCCGAAAATATACCGGGTTATATTATGGTTGCTTACCTTGTTTCAATTGCTTATTTATTCGGGATTTATTTAACAAGTACTTATCCATTTGCTCTGAAAGCCTTCCAATATTTTAAAGATTTGCAATGAAAAAGTTATTATTAACCATTTTGTTAACCTCAACAATATGCTTTTCTCAGGAATGCTACGAGTTAAAAGTATCAAAGCGTATGCTTGAGTGGTCTATCGGGCGGTTGCTCTCTAAGGAAGGTGTAAAGGAGACAGGAAATAATGCTGGGCCGGATGTTGAAATGTTCCTGAAATCGGTTGGAAGGAAACCACCGGATGCCTGGTGTATGGCCACTCAGTATTGGTCGGGCGAAGATTTGGGGGAGCCTAATCCACTTGTCAAGTCCGGCCTTTGTTACGATATGTACAGGTACGCGCGAAAGTATGGGGTGAAGGTATTTTTAAATCCATTTACAGATGATTTGAGGGGTGCTTTAATTATTTGGAACCATCCGAGAACCTTTTCAGGCCACATAGGCCGAATATTATTAAACGAAAAAGGAAATCTATTAACGATTGAGGGTAATACTTCCGGCGGTCGTGGATCACAAGACAACGGGGGCATGGTTGCAAAAAAACATCGTACACTCAAAAACTTGGGAAGCATGAAAGTACTTTGTGTAATTAAATTTAAGGTTGTTTAATGTTATTGACAAAAAAACAAAAGAAAAAATTTGAAAAAGTATGTAAACCTGTTATTGATTTTATCAATAAAAACGGCGATCCATACACGAGAATTATAATTGATCCGAGGTCGGCGGAATGGATGGAAACAGTCAATCTCCTAAAAACCGATGTATTTTTAAACGATTAAATTTAAGGCTGTTTAATCTTGCCCTATCCGAAAGCGGCTCCATGCCGTTTCTGTCTAATTCATAGAAGCGTTAGGCGGATAGGATGGGGAGGATTTAAGGTTTGGTTTTACCCTGATTTTTATAAATTATTTTAAGGTTATAGTATGAAAGAATTTGAAAAATATAAGCACCATTCCGGTGAGGTCTGGGTTCGATCGAATTTAAAAGGTAAACATAAAGAACATTGTCTATGCTTCTCTTGTGAAAAATTTAAACCCAATACACCTGAAAATTGCACAATAGCCGATGAAAATTTTGAACTTTGCAAAAAGCATAATCTTGTTTTGCCTGTTTGGGAGTGCCACACTTTTAAGAATAAAAAATGAAATTAAGAATTAGAGAAATAATAAGAAACGGTAGAATCCAATATGCTATTCAGCAAAAGATTCTGATATTTTGGCTGTCTAAGCGTTAGACGAATAAGTTCGGGAATAAAGGTATTTATTACGATAACCTTAAAGATGCCGAAAAAGATTTTTGCGAATACACGATAAACTTAATGCGCAAACCTAAAACAATAAAAGAGATCACAATATGAAAATCGGTATTGACATTGACGGAGTATTAAGAGATTTCGTTGGAGAATTAAAGAGAGTTTACAAAATACATAATCCTGATTGGATTGATGTTGAGATAACCGATTATGATTTGACCCTGTTTTTTGGTGAAGGTATTTATGATTTTATGTACAAAAGACATTGGTCTATTTTTTTAAGTGCTAAACTATTGGGAGATGGGGAGCCTTGGGGATCTGCAAGAGTATTTTGCCAGATTCTTAAATCTACTGGACATAATTTATTTTTCATATCCACTCAACCTTATTCAGAGTCATTAATGAGCACAATTGATTGGATGAATCATAATTTATTTGGTTTTGATCCGTACAAAACAAATTATCCAATACAGGAAAATTTAATTTTTACAAAACACAAAGAACTATTTACAAATTTAGATGTTTTAATTGATGATTGCACTGAAAATTTAGAAAAGGCAAGAGCAGCCGGAATATATCCTATCTGTTTTAAGCAATCTTACAACGAAGATTTTACAGGGTTCCGGTCAAATAATTATAATGAAATTTTAGAACAAATAAAGGTTATCGAAAGGGAAAAACAAGATGACGATTAAAACAAGACAAGAAATAATGGAAGGGCTTTTTGATGAATCAAAAGAAATCGCTTTTACCAAGGGAAAGTCTTATTCAAGCGATGAAGATTCTCTAAGTAATTTTAAGAGAAACGCTGAAAGAAAATGAACAGATACGATAGAAATTCATTAAAAAAAGAATTATTTAAACATCTTGAAAATATTAAAAATGAGGAAAAAATAGAGTATGAACATTATCAGGAAATCACAAAAGAACAAAATAAAAAAGATTTGTTTTATAATTTAAATAAAATAGCCCGGCGTATGGGAGTGGGAAAAGATTATTATAATCAACATCATTTTTATGATGAAGAAAGCGATCAGTGGATAACAGAAGATTTATACGATAAACATGTAAACCCAAAACCGGCAACCTATAAATTATGTGAATTTTAGTTACGCAAATCACGCAAAGAAAGGAAAAGATGACTATACAAGAATGTTTAGCAAATTATTATAAATTAAACGAAGAGAGTTTTAAGGATTTAAGTATCAGCGAAATAGCAGACAGATTTAAAAAAGACAATAAAGAATTTACACGCTCTGCAAAAAGCAACCTAAGAAATATTATAAAAGAAATTAAAGAGAATCCCGAATATCTTAATAAATTATTAAATCCCGAAATAAAAGACGTCAAGACGGTTAAAGTAAAAACAATAGATGAAACAATTGAAATTGACGCTAATGAGTATAATAAAGCATTAAATTTAAAATCCTATTATGAGTCTTTATTAAAAGAAAAGGATAAAAAAATTAAAATATTGCAAAGTCAATATGATTTTGATCAAAAACTTGATATTGCACTTGCAAAAATAAATCCTAATCCCATTATAAAAGATATTCCGAAATTTCAGAAATATAAAAGAGATGAAAAGACCTTTCTTTCGATGATTTCAGATCTTCATTATTCCGAGAAGGTAAGTAAAGAACACGTTTATAAAAATGAATATAATATTGATATATTTAACTGTAGACTTTTTAAGTTACTGCAAACAACCTGTTTAAATATTGAACAGGAAAAAGAACAGTATAACGTTAATACTTTACATGTGTTTTTAGGCGGTGATTTTGTTTCCGGTGACATACATGAAGAACTTAGGAACACAAATGAACTAAACTCTTTTGATTCTTGTGAAGAAGTTGTTAATGTAATGATTCAATTCGTAGAAACACTTTTAAAATATATTCCGTTTATAAATATCTTTACTGCCTATGGAAATCATGGGAGGATTGGAGAGAAAGTATATTTTAAAGATTCTCATAGAAATTACGATTACTGGGTTTACAGACAAATTCAACAAAGATTGAAAAATTATATTAAGTCCGGTAAAATATCAATGGAAGTTCCAAAAGGGAAACATGGATTAGTTGATGTTTTAGGACATAGATTTCTTTACAGTCATGGGGAAGAAATTAAATCAACTAATCAAATATCACTTTATAATATTCAAAAAAAGATTGCAAATAACAGAGAATTACACGGAAGATTTTCAAAATGGTTAGTTGGTCATGCTCATAAATTTAGTCTAATTGATGACGTGATTGTAAACGGTTCTATTGTTGGATTTAATGAGTATTCTCTCGGAAAATATAAATATGAGGAGCCTATTCAATTACTTCTTGAAATAATGAAAGAATACGAAATAACAAATTATATCCCCATAAAATTAGGGAACGCAAAACAACATGAGTTTAATTTATGAGTAGTGATTTTTTAAATGTCAATTTCCGTGAATTAAATATTTTTTGTGCAAAAGAAGAATTAAAAAACAACGTCTTTAATAAAATTATAAAAATTCAGTTTGATGAAGACGTGGAACCCGTTCCTTTTATTGCGGTTAAAGACCACAGAAATCCGTTGCCGGTTGATTGGCGGTGGGATAGAATCATAATAGATAACAGAGTTTATAGGCCGATAAAAACACAACTAAAGATTTTAGAAGAAGATAAAAAATTAGTATATGGTGAAACGGAAATTCAGGACTGGAAATAATAAGAGTTTAATTTATGAGTCGATGTAAACACATTAGAAACTGGAAAGTATTAACAGTATCACAGTGGGAAAAATTGCCGTTGCCCGGACAACTTAAAATTCAATCTGGAAAAAGCAAGGAACCACACCGAGTGGAATATTGGACTTGGAGTAAACAAAAACCCTTACTGGTTACAGAAGAAGATTTTTACATTTTACACCTTGTAAGAATGAAATGGATTAGTAAAAATTATAACGATTGGAAATAACATGACATTAACAGAACTTTATTTTAAAAACAAAAGTACTTATTCAGATATTTACGAACATCTGGCAACGCTTTTAAAGTATTCTTTAGAGTGTGATCACATTACGGAATTTGGAACCCGGACGGGAATTTCAACATCGGCATTTTTATTTTCATTACCAAAAACTTTAATCTGTTATGATATTTGCCGTCATAGCGAGGTTTACGAACTTGAAAGACTTGCAAAAGAAAATTGTATTGATTTCAGATTTAAGTTGAACAATACTCTTGAGGCTGAAATTAAAGAAACAGATTTACTGTTTATAGATACCCTACATACCTACGGACAGTTAAAGCAGGAATTAAAACTACACGGAAACAAAGCAAGAAAATATCTGATTTTTCATGATACCGAAACTTTCGGAAGTACCGGAATGGATGGACTTAGACCCGGATTAAATTTAGCAATAGCAGAGTTTCTTAATGAAAATAAACACTGGGAAGTTGACAAGATTTATTACAATAATAACGGTTTAACGGTTTTAAAAAGGAGTTGATATGCATGTCACGGACATAAAAGTACTTAATAACGAATTAGAGGTAAAATTAAAAACATCGTGTATGTTTGGAGATTTCGACGGACACCAGAGTATAAACCACGACGGGGTTGCAATCGTTGATTTCTTTGGTTATTCTCAGGAAAGAGCAATGGAGATAACCATAAAGCCTGGCATATTTAATTACATATTAGAAAAAATTTTAGAACATCCTGCAGGAAGAGCATATATTTTAAGTTACTATAACAAGATAAAATATATTGAAGAAAAAACAAGAAAAGAACTAAAACAAAAACAAGAAAAAGAAAAAAATAATGGATTAACAGAACTGCTTTTATTATTAGATAAACTCAAAACTTTTGAATATATTCCTTTAAATAAAAATATAGATAATTTTAAAAAATCAATTGAAAAAAAATGTATGGTAAAAAGGACATGAATTATACTTGTGAATATCTTGAGGGTGGTGGTTCTTGGATTAATAACGGAAATTGGTCTTTAAGGGAAACCATATCGTTTTATATTTTTGAATCTTTAGAACCTGAATTTTACGAAATACACAATCAAACAATTTTTAAAATACATAAAATAAAATCCGCTTATGATTTGACAGATGGCGAATTTACCATTTATCCGAATCAGTGTGGAACTCCATACGTTTTTAAACCAATAAAATTATGAACTATACATCAAAACAAATAACACTAACAGAAATAAAACACAAAGAAACTACATACTTTATTACTCCGACAGTATTTGAAATAGAAATATTAAACGGATGTAAATATTTATTCGCAAGCGAAGATTTATCCATTATTGCAACAGGGGAAAGCGAAGAAGAGGTCTTGAAAGAGATAGCAGAACAATTTGATTATAATTACAGAAACGGATTAACGAAATTAGTTAAAGAGGTGAAGATTGGAAGTAAAAGAACTGATTGAGGAACTAAAAAAATGCCCGGAAGATTGTACTGTACAGTATGACGACGATGGATTTAATTATGAGGTAATGGGGCTTAGAATGATGCACGAAACAACCTATTCACAAGGTGGAGTAGAAACGCAAACGCCTTATATTCTTTTAGAGGGTGGAAAATGACAAACGAAAAGATTAAAGACAAAGTATTAAAAACCGAAAAGGTAAAATGGAGAGAGTTAAAAGTCTTACAAGTGAAGAACTTTAAGGAACTTTCAGAAGTTGACGCTGCGGAGTTGAGAGTTTCTATTTTAAAAAATGAGATGATTAACACATGGAAAGTCTGGGAAGATCCAAATGGTACGATATGGATATTAGATGGAGTGCATCGTCAAAAAATGATGTTTTTAATGGAAAAAACCGAGAACGTCCCTTTTCTTGATGAATATACGGCGTCATTTATAGATTGTAAAGATAAAAGAGAGGCCGCTAAATATGTTTTACTTTACTCAAGTTCGTATGCTAAAGTAACAGAAGAAGGATTAAGATTGCATTTAGAAACTTTTGATTTACAAATTGATGAAGTTAAACTTGAGATTTCGCCCGATGGAATAGATATGAAGAAGTTTATGGAAAGTAATTATGGAAACGTTGAAATAAAAGAAAAAGAATATGATGAGAATATAGAAAAAGAATGTCCGAGTTGCGGATATAAATGGTAAAACACAACTACCAAGAGTGAAATTTTGCAAAAAGTACCGTAAAAAAGTACTAATCGCAAATAATAACCTCACTGCGGGCTTTAAACGTCATTAAAGTCCTGTAAAACTGCACTATTCCGCATTTACTGCCGGAAATTGGATAATTTATTTTAGGTCAAAAAACGGGTAGCAAATAAAACCTAATAATACCAAGCCTTTTATAATCCCACTTTTTAAAATTATTTTCTAAAGGTATTGACAAGAAAAAGCCTTATTTTAAAGGGTTTTTTGCAAAGTCAAGCCTTTTCGCAAATAATATATAGAGAAAAATTCATACCCTAAAAAAACATCAATAAAATCAATACTTTTAACGTCAAATTATTTTAAATTATTTTGTATTACCTATTGACAAACGACATTAAATGTATTATATTGTATGTAGAAATTAAAACAAACATATAAGGAATAAAACAATGAAGAACTTAGAAACAATAAAGAACGAATTAGGATTGAATAGAGTATATTTAAACGTTCCTTTTGAAGAAAAGGAAGAAGCCAAAAAATTAGGCTGCAAATGGGATGGAGACACAAAGAGTTGGTTTTCTGACAAATTTATTCCTGAATATCAATTTTTCGCCAATAAAAGCAATTTTAGCGATAATACCGAGGATTTTATAACAAAATACGCCGAGCAACAGAAAAAAAATAGTGAATTATTTATGTTAAATTTCGGTAAATATTTCGATATTTCAACAAAAAAAATAAAACTCGAAACAAGTAAAAGAACCGACTTCGTTTCGATGGTAAACTACATGATTTCAAAAAAGGCTATTAAAGAAAACGAAAAAAATGTTGAAGTAGTTGAAGTTGAATCCCCTAAAGGTCACATAAAGCTAGAAATCGTTTCTGATTCTAAATTTTTGTTCGGGATTCTCTATTTAAACGGAACATTTATTAAGAAAATCGAGAATGAAGAAGAAGCGATTAACATAAAAAACAGAGCAAAATAATTTCCAGACCCGAGCATGTCTCTAAAAGGCTCTTTAATCGAACTATTATTAAAACTTAAAAAGGAATACAAAAATGAAAACAGAAGAAATTTTAAGGAAGTATTGCGACATAAAGAGGATGAAAAGTATATCTCCTCTGACATCCGGCATGTATCCAACGATAAACGAATTTGGGCATGCCCTTAAGGAAGGGCGGGTTGCTGGAGATTATAACAAAAGTTTAACAATAGTATCTAACAACCCATACGAAAACTTTAATTTCATCACCCCAGAAGGGGAAGATGAAGATGAAGAGCCGGAAAGCAATTATAGCCTTACCGGCTATTAAATCCAGGGCTCCGCTTTAGGCGTGGATCGAATCCAAGAGCTCGCTAATTTAAATTAACTAACTTTTAAAAAACAATATTTGGAGAAAGAAAAATGGATCCTTTTGATATGAGAGCAATATCGTTAAATAAAAATTTAGCGGAAAAATTATCTACACAACAGCTGTTGTGGATGATAAAGACAAAAGAGTTTCCCCAAAATGAATGGTCTAACTATAGCAAGGTTGCTATATTAGATCATATCGTTGAAAGACACTTTAAAGAAGTGTCAAAAATGGAAAATATGGACATATATGAGCTGTGTCCAATTTATACGGATGATTATTTTTTAAATCATCCGGATGAATTATTGTCATTAAAAAGTGACTATTGTGCTATAGTTACTTTTGACAAATATAACAAAAAAGAAATTGCGTTTTTTAAAGACGCAATTAAACATTATCAGAATGATGAACTCATTGCACCTATATATGGGTGTAAAGAATCCGCTGAAAAGGGTATTCGAGTCCATTTGGCGGATCCGTCAATGTGGATAAAACTACAGCATCCAGAAGAATGTTGTAGTTTGAATATAGAAAACACGGAGTTTAACCAAAGGAAAATAGCTTATGCTATTTTCAATGGAAGGGGGAACTCATTTGCCCTAAAGGGCAATAATAGTATTTTTAGATACTATTATATATTAAATGTGTTGTTTGGATTTCACGATTGGTCTCGTGGAATAAATGACAACACATATAAGACACATAGTTACGGATATGTGTCAAGTTATTCAGGGAGTGAATTTTTCCCTGATTGCGGCGTCACGGTGTGGGGTGAAAGCTCCAGTGGGGATGCGTGGAGTCTTGACAAACAGGGAGGGATATATTTCAAAATATAACATATTTTCTTACAACGCTATAACAGGCAGTTGTAAGAATTAAATAACTAACTTTTAAATAATTTTTGGAGAAGAAAATGAAAACAAATTTTGCAATTAGAAGCGGAAAGCTCGTTATTATTGACAACGGAATTAAGGGACTACTCGAATCACAGCAAACAAAAATCGGCTGTGATTTGGACAATATCCCGGAGACCAAAGAGCAAAACTTTTATTTTTTGGGTATAGATTGTGTTTTTATATTTACTAAATCCGTTGTTTTTTCAGACGGATTATGCGTGGGGACAGTGGAGGTTGTCACTCATGATGAATACGATAAAATAATAAAAAAATGACACCAACATAAAGTTTTATAATTCTCATTTAGCTATCTAAAGAAAGAAATAATTTTAAAAAAGAGGAAAAAATGAAAGAAAAAAAAGAACAAAGGGCGATTGTCATATACGACCCGGAAATAATAACTTTAATCGATAGATTAGAAAACGAACTAAACGCCCATGCATCACAGTTGACTATAGCTTTATTTAGAAACGCCACGAAAATAAGTTTTAAAGGATTAGTCACAAAAGCGCAGATGACTGCGAGGAAATTTAATAGGGAAAAATAAGGGTATTTTTTTTTACCTTGTTTTAGTTTAAATAATTCTTTTTATTGTAAAAGATTTAAATAAGTAAATTAAAATAATAACACAAAATGATTAAAAAGACCAAAATAAGAACTTTAAATTTAGAATCAGGCTTTAATAATACTCCCGCATGGGTGGCCCTTGGTCGGGCTAATCAGGTATTGTTAGAGCCTTTTTTTTATTGGAGGGAGTATGAAAATCTTAGTCTGCGTGGGAAAAAGAATTAACGGAATTGAAACAGTTTTTTATTCACCTGTTTTAGCAATCGGAAACGAGGAGATCCGAAGGAGGAAATAATGCCAAATTCAGAAAACATAATATCAAAAATGCAAACGCTATCCTCCTTAATTTGGAGGATGAGTTCTAATGAGGAATTTCAGTTTTTTTTGAATGATATGCAAATAAACAACTGTTTCATTTACAAAAACGATAAATCAATTGCAGAATATTATTATTACATGTCACAAGTTGAAAGATATTGTGAGAAACATAAAAATATTGACATTAAAAAATATAGGCAATTATTTTGTGAAATATTATTACAGGATTAAATTATTTTAGGAGTTAAATATGAAAGTATTTATTAGCACTGACAACAAAAAAATAATGATTGATTATTTAAACGACGTTCCGGTTTTGAGATTCTGGGAAAAAGACGGAATATGGTTTCATGCATTTTCTGAACAAAAAGTTGGGATTCAGGAAATGTTAAAAATTGGTGTTATCCTTTTTGAGGATGCGCCGGAAGATTGGAAGAAAGAAAATCCACAATTTAAACAAATATTACATGGGGAATTAGAATGTCAAGAGCAATTAAAGAATTAAAACCCGATAGCACAAAATTAAATGCAATGGCGAAAGAGATCTTCGGGGATAACTATTCCAGCACATGGAAAGGAAACACAACGAAAATAAATTATAGATCAAAACGCCGTTCGGATAACGGCGGATTTAAAAAGTGAGGGAGAATGGAACAGGCAATAATTAAAAAAGACGAAACGGCTTTACAGTCAATCGGAGCTTGGTTGCAAATTGAGCCTAAACATTTTATCGAATTAATGAAAAAACAGTTTATAAAAGATGCTACAGATGCGGAAATCTGGTTTATGTGTTCGATCGTAAACAAATATAAACTTGATCCCTTTAAAAATGAAATTGGATTTATGCGTAATAAATACGGGAAAGTAATTCCACTTGTTGAGGTGGATGCTTGGCAACGAATGGCAAACGAAAAACCGGATTATGAGGGTGTGGAATATGAATTTATTATGTCAAAAGAAAAAAACGTTTCGGGAACTTACCTTGATGCTATTACAACAAAATTATTTAGAAAGGGAAGGATTAGGCCAACAATTGTAACAGAATGGATGGAGGAATGTTATATGCCCGACTCAAAACCTTGGCAGAAATTACCTCGCAGAATGTTAAAACACAAATCGTACATTCAGGCAGTTAGGGAGGCCTATAATTTTTCAGAAATAAAAGACCCAGATGAATTTGAAAAAATAATCGACTGTCAAACCGTAGAACCGGAAGACGAAATAATAATCCCCATCGGCAAATCAGAAACAAAAGCAATCGAACCGGCAAAGGAAATAACTCCTGATATTCCGAAAGTTGAAACGGAAGAAGAAGAAAAAAAACCGGAAAAGCCTTTATCCGAAAGTGAAGTTTTAAATTTAATCCTTGATCAGGGCAAACCTTCACAACTTCAAGAAGAAATTGAAAGACTTGAAAAAATAAAAACACTCAGGGAAAAAATTCAAAGAGGCATCCCACAAATCCCGGAAAAGGATTATATAAAAATCCTTGAAAAATTCTCAGTTAAACATCTTGATGAAGTAGACAACCCTAATACTCTAAGTTTTATTCACTCCGAAATGAGGGAATGTTATAAAAAATTAAAAAAGGCAAGTTAATGGAAACAATTCTTTTTAAAGGACAGGATTTAGGATTTCGATATGACCCGGAAAAACATCTTTACACAAGAAAAGATGTTAAGGTTCCGGGAGTTACTTCAATCCTTAAAGAATTGGGGTTTATAGATTTTTCCTTTGTAAAAAAAGAGATCATGGAAAGAGCGCAAACATTAGGAACGGCAGTTCATAAAACGTGTGAACTTTATGACAATCACGATTTACCAGAAAAATTAGAATCTGCTGAAATCTTAAATCCCTATTTAGAAAGTTGGAAAAAATTTCAGAAGGATTTCAAATTCAAAATTATTTACAATGAAAAAATGGTCGCTTCTGCAAAGTGGAATTTTTGTGGAACATTAGACCGTTTCGGAACCGGAGTCATAAAAGGAAAATCAAAACAAATCCTACTTGACATTAAGACTTCAAAATGTTATTACCCGGCCGTAGAACTTCAATTAGCGGGATATGAAATAGCCTTAAGAGAAATGGAGGATATGAAAGGTGAAATTATAAGGATGTCCGTTCAACTTTCACCAGATAATTATAAAATTACAATTAGTGAAGATTATGACATGAACGTATTTTTATCGGCGGTAAATTGTTATAATTGGAAAAAAAATAAACTTAAAATTAGAGGTTAAAATGGATTTAGAACAAGAAATTAAGCAAAATGCTTTAAGAGAAGAAATGGAGGAATTGTGGGATGACAAACGTAAGTTGCAAAAAAAACTTATAAAATTCCAAGAAAAGATAGAATACTTAGAAGACAAACTTAAAGAATATCGAATAATCGTTAAAATTAAAGGTGAATAAAATGCACGAAACAACACAAAAAACAAAAATAACTCTTTTATCTTTCTCATTAGGATTGATACCTGTAATAAAAAGCCTTTTGGGGGAAGATGATAACGCAAAAAAATTAGTTGAAAGCGTAAAAGCAAAGGATGAATTTGTAAAAAAACTAATTATTGGAGATCAAAAAACTCTTGGTGAAGCATTTGAGGAATTGAAAAATATAAAAAAAATGAAAGACGAAATTGAGGGTTATAAATCCCGCGCAAAAAAGCCAATTGATGCCTGTGGAAAAGAAATTTTAGATTATTTTAGAGATCCGCTGCTTTGCATTGACAACTATGAAAAAACTTTAAAACTGAAAGCCTCTAATTTTATGGAGGCGGAAGAAAAGAAAAGAAGAGAAATAGAAGCAAAATTAAGAGAAGAAGCAAGATTAGAAGCAGAGAAAAAAGAAAAAGAAGCGGAAGTCTTAAGACAAAAACAGGCAAAATTAGAACTTGAGGGAAAAGAAAAAGAAGCGGAAAAAATACAGGAAAAAATCGAAAAGAAAGAAAAAGAAATTGACATTGTTAATTCTTTACCCCCGGTCATAACTGCCTCTTACGATAAACCAACAAACATTTCATCTGTAAGAGAATATAAATATGAAATTTTGGATGAAAAACTTATTCCGAAAGAATATCTAATGATAGATGAAAAGAAAATCGCTTCCTACGCAAAAGCCATGAAAGGAACCGGAACGATTCCCGGGATAAGATTTTTTGATGTTCCAAACATTAAAGTACGAACAAAATAATTTATTCATTAAAATTAGAGGTGAAAAATGGAAAATGAAAAAACAAAATACGAAAAAGAGCAAGAACAAATAGCCTTAAGAAGTGTAATAACAAATCTTCAAAATGAAAATTGGAATTATAAAAATATGATTGAGGCCGTTAATTCCGGTATAACAACCACTATCAAATTTCTTAATCACGAAGAAAAAGAAAAGGAACTCAGCGTAATGATCACACTTAAATTTACAAAAGACATTTTGCGCAAAACCATAATAAACGAACTTGAAACTTTGATAGAAAAAAACAACATAAAATTAAACGAATTTAACATAACTAAAAATTAACATGATAACTAAAGAACAGATTGATTTAAAATTCAAGAAAATGACTCCACCCGTCTTAGAATTTTTAATGACTGTAGCAAGAAACGGAAAAAAATTTGATATAGATCAGTTGCGGTCATTCAATCCTGTTCTGAAAAAATCAGGCGACAGAGCATTGAGGGAATTACATAATTTAAAAGTTATTCAATATGACAAAGAGCAAAACAAGGGAATCTATTATTTAAAATCTGATATTTGGGATTTACAGATTTTATTGAATCAGGCAAACAGGGGATATGTAATGAGGGAAATTGAAAGTCAAATGAGTTTATTTAAGGACTTAGAAAATGGATAAAAAAGAACTTGAAAAGATTGTAAATGCCATATTTTTAACAGGGGAGTATGTTACGGCTACCGAGAACGGAAAAATTAAAATAATTGAAAAAGCAAAAATATTAAAAAAGTTTGAGGTGAAGGATGAAAAAAATTCAATGTGATATATGTAAAGAAAGTTTATACCCGGGAGATTTGGATATGTTGCAAGTTCATAATCACGGTTATATGAATATTTGCGGAGGTTGTCAATCTGAACTTTACAAATGTGAACAATGCGATATTTTAATCTTACCGAAAGATACAAAACTTTACAATGAAAAAATTGTTTGCGGATGCTGTTTGGAAGAGTTGGAGAGTGAACTAAAAGAAATAGAATTAGAGATAGAATCATTAAAATAAATGAAGGAAAAAATGAAACTATTTAAATTAAAACAAGTAAGACAATCCACACCGAATGGATTGATAAGAGTTGATGAGGATAATAACATCGTAGTATCCGAGGATGGTTCTTTCTATCAACTATTTGAAGGGTTTGCATGGCCGATCAGCAAACCCGATTTATTCAACGAAAATAATTCAATGATCACAAACATTAAAGATTACACTAATGAAGAGATTGAGATCATAAATTATAGGAGGGTTGCATGATTAAAATTATAAATTTATTCCTTATAGTTTCGGGCATAATGGGGGTTTACGTGTTGGGTTCGGAACTGGGAGAGAATATAATTGATGAAAGGGTTTGTAATGTAAACAGGAAATTAGATGTTATTGATTCATTATTAAGCGTGAACGATAGTTTAAATAACTTAATTAAACAAGAGTTAAAGAGGTAATAAAATGTTTGTAAAAGTAAAAGATAAAGAAAATAATGAGTTAATTGTTGTAAATACCGACCAAATAACACTTATGGCAATATGTACAGATGGTGCTTTTGTTCTTGTACCCGAAAAAAGTTTTACTGTTGACAAGCCTTCCTATGACCGTATAAGGAAGGCTATGGAATTAGAGAACCTGATAAAACATTATACACTACAAATCGCTCCTATTGATTTTCTTGCAGATTATAAGGAAGTAAGGGAATCCTGTGAAACGTGTAAATTCAATAATGGTGAAATTATCGGAAGTTTAAACACTGTCTGTGCTGAACCAACTGATATTTGTAAAGAATATTCTCACTGGCAACCAAAGGAGGAGGTAAAGAAATCCTGTAAGACCTGTATTAGAGACTGTAAAACCCGTGACGGCGAAGAAAGATATTGGGAATGTTGGCAACCAAAGGAGGAAATGAGACTGATAAAATTTAGAGCATTTGACAAAGCAACAAATAGGCTTGCAGAAGTACAAGCAATAACATTTGAAACGGATGAAATAAAAATAGCATTTCCTCAAAAAATATGTGGGCATCAAGTTCATCCTTTTACCTATTATAGAAAGTTAGATGCGGTCATCCTTGAACAGTACACCGGACTTAATGATAAGAACGGTAAAGAGATTTATGAGGGAGATAAGGTAGAAGTATTTGGTGAGGGTTATGTAGACTTTGGCCCTATTCGCTGTGATGGCAATAGCGAAAGTGATTTTTGGAAATTGCAAGGAGTCGTTGAGTACTTTGGTTGTGAATGGGTTTTTAAAACAAGCGATGGCTTAAGATTATCAATAACCTATGCAATTCACGAAGATTGCGAATTTAAGGTTATTGGTAATATCTACGAAAATCCAGAATTATCAAAGGAGGAAGTAAAGAAATCATGTGAAACATGTAAGTGGTTGGATGATATTGGGGATTGTTCTAATCTAAGGCAACACGATGCTTGCGATGATAGAAACTTTCAACTCTGGGAACCAAAGGAGGAACTAAAATGAAACAGATAAAATTTAGAGCACGAAATGCAAAATTTCCATCGTGCTGGATATATGGATACTTTGCAATAGAAAATGGTGTTTCCTATATTGTTAATGATGAAGGAAAATTTCCTGTAATATGTGGTACAGAGTGCCAGTACACCGGACTTAATGACAAGAACGGTAAAGAGATATATGTTGGAGATGCGATAGAACATAACAATCGCATCTTTTTCATAGTTGATTCGGATGTTTTTGGCATTGTAGCCGTTATGAAAAATAAAAATCTGGGGAATGTTTTGAAGGATGGATTAATTATGACCAGCCACAATTACCGTGAGAGGGACTGGATTCTCAATTGTGCAAAATACATTAAAGTTGTAGGTAATATCTACGAAAATCCAGAATTAAAAGAAGAGTAGGATCATCATATTATGCACAAATAACTTTAAATGCTATTAAGAAGGAGATAACAGAAAATGGAAAATAATATTAAGCAAGCACTTGAAGAGTTGGTTGACGACAATGAGTCGATAAATGGGTGTAGGTGTATTATTGATTCCGCTATTTTGTTTGCCTGTGAATGTTCTAATGAACCAGGCTTATCTCCAGAAATGTTTACTTATGTAGAGCAACTGTATAAAGAAAAATATGATCAGGAGAAAATAGAGTTAACAAAAAAGATAGATATTCCTATAGACGATCTATCCGATTTAAAAGATTCAGATTTTGTTAATGATGATTTCTTTGTTAATGATATAGACCATATATTAAAAAGCGAAAAGTGAGGAGATAAAAAAAATGGCTAAAGAACTGGAATTTAGAGGTACTAAGGTTGCTGAACAACTTGAGGTACCTAAGAATGATTGGTTTTCAATTTGCCCTATGCCGATTAAGGGACACGTTGCATTCTTCAAAAGTAACGGTGATTGTTTGTTTTACATTTATGGTAACTGCTATAAGGTGCAAAAAAGAACATGGGAAAGAATGCAAAGGGAGGTAAAAGAAAATGAATAATCTTGTATATTGTAAAGAAAACTTTATCTGTCCTTTTACGAAATGTCCGCACTTCTTACCACATGTCTTTGATAAAGATGAATGTGGCGAACGTGCTTGTGATAGCATTTTAATTAGGACTCAATGTATTCCGGCAAATGTAAGATTGACAGAAGAGGAGATAAAAGAAAATGGCTAAACAGATAATTTATAATAGTTGCATGGAATGTGATTGTTACCAAAGCGAATACAATGTTTATCCAGAACATTACCCTGCACATTGTATGATTTCCAACATTATATTAAGTGACATTAAAGAAGGTGAAATAAGTAAGGACTGTAAACTTACTGACTATGTGGATGTAGTGGAAGAGTTGGAGTGCATAAAATGTTATTTAGAGGTCTCTAATTATTTAGAGACTTATAGTTATTCTGAAAATTTAGATATGATCACTACATTAATCACTAAACTTAAAGGTAATAGCACTGAATCTAAAAATTCTATTGTATGCCCATATTGCGGTTCCAAAGATGTAGATATAGGTCACTTATTAGAAGACAATGGCAAAAAACTTTGTTTTAAATGTAAGAAAACCTATAACTATGAAGCAGTTAAATTAACAGAAGAAGGGAGTTATTGGAAAACTTTTAAACTTAAAGGTGAATAATGAGAACTGTCAGAGTGACAAGATATTATGCGGATGCCTGCAATAGAGGTTTTTGGAATAAATATTCTTGCTTAGAGCATGAGAAAAACTGTAAATGTTGGAAAAATCCCATAAACAGAACTTGTCTAACTTGCCTATTTAACAACGGTGTAAAAGGCGACAGTAACGGAATGGAGCATGAGCCGCAAAATTTAGAAACGTGGGATTATAGAGACTGTAAAAATCCAGACATGAAAGAAGAGTACTTGACTCCGGCTCATGAACGTGCACCAAATTTATTTATTAACTGTATTTATTGGAAAGAGAAAATCAAGGAGGTAAAAAAATGAACGAAATAACGAAAGAAGATTACACAAGAATAATCACAAATTTACAGATTGCGGAATATGCCCTACGAAAAGCAAAAGAAGTCACTCCCGGAATGACTATGTTTGGCAGGTTGGATTTGAAGGCTCGTCTCGAAATATTTAGAGAGGATGTAATAAATAGTCATATAAGTTCTGTACATGACAGTATAATATTTTTAGAAGCGGAGCGTGTAAAATGCCAAAAGTAACAAAAGAAGAAATGATAGAATATTGTGTACGTAAAATTATGCAGTTACACGTAAGAAAGCAAGATTGCTTTAAAAATTCGACACGAGATGCAGAAGTAATTGCAGAAATTAAATCCACTCTTGAATCCAGCGTTGATCTGAGTGAGTGGATAACTAAACATATCAAAATATGCGCTTCTGGACTTATGAGCAATTACGACAATGCACATCCGGGATATTACGTAGGTATGGGTGATTTGCTCAAAGAATTAGAACAACACACCTTCACCCTGCAACCGCAGGACTGGAAGAAAGAGGTAATCCAAGAAATAGAGAACAGCAAAATGGAAATCAGTGATATGATAAACGATGCTTTTGATGGCGAGAACTTGTTCCCTACTCAGGTTACCTTGAACACTATAAGCAAAAAACTTATCACCAAAATAAAGGAGATGTAATGAAAAAACTTTATAAAATCTTAGAGAAAAATTTAAAATCCCCATTTCAAAATTTTAACTATGAATTAAACAAAAAATATCATTGTTGGGATTTTAATGAAGACAAAACCGAGGATTGCTCGAAAGGATTTTACGCGGTAGATATTGACGGTTTACCGTATTGCTACAATACAAATCGAATTATCGTTGAAACGGATGTATGGGGAAAAGAAGTTGAATACAATGTATTTAAAAGACGATATGAAAACATCAAAATAATAAGGGAAGTGCCAAAAGATGAAATTCTACAAAAAATAAAAAATGAAAATTGGGATGAAAAATTAGGTTACAAGATTTCGGCAGTGATAAATCCGTTTAATCCGTTTACGATAGACTGTAAAAAGATTACTGAAAATGAAATTATTCTGTTAAAAAATTGGGATTCGGTCAGGGCTTCGGTAAGGGCTTCGATCTGGGATTCGGTAAGCGCTTCGGTCAGGGATTCGGTCAGGGATTCGGTCAGGGCTTCGGTAAGGGCTTCGATCTGGGATTCGGTAAGCGCTTCGATCTGGGATTCGGTAAGCGCTTCGGTCAGGGATTCGATCTGGGATTCGATCTTGGCTTATTATTCATTTTTATTTACTAACATAAAAAAATGGGAACATATTGTACACAAAGAAGGGGAAAACCCGTTTCAACCCTGTATTGATTTATTTTACAGAGGGTTAATTCCTGCTTTTGATGGCAGAGACTGGTATTTAGTTTCAAAAAACGGCATTGAGTTAAAAATTAGTAAAGAAGACTTAATAAAGGAGATGTAATGTTAAATTTATTGGTATCCTATATAGATGTTTTAAATAGACAAGCAATATCGTTAGAATCTGGCTTAAATGTAGTTTATGGATTAGATAAAAAACGTTCTACAATTCATCAGGAAATTAAAGAAGAATTAGAAAAGTACTTTTCTACAAAGATAATAGAAGAGCGTTTTAATATGATTATGCACAATCTAAAAGATGTTATTGGTTTAGATTTACCCCTACATCCAACAGATGGAATTACAAGTAATGCCAGAGACTTGAAAAGATTTATTACTTGTGGTGAGTGTAAGAATTTTTTAACAAGAGAAAATTGTATTTTAACACATACACCGGTAGGCAAAATTATAAAAGGAGAGGAAAACTAATATGTCAAGCAAAAGAGAAATGCTATATCAGGTAGCGGGGGGACATTGCGAATATTGCGGAAAGAAGATAAACTATAAAGAAATGCAAGTTGATCATATAATCCCGAAACACAAAGGAGGAAATAACTCTTTTGGTAATATGAGGTGCTCATGCAGGATGTGTAATCACTACAAAAGAGGGTTCACGGTCGAGGAATACCGGAAGAACCTACAAACCCTGACGGAAAGACTCAACAAAATCTATATCTACAGGGTAGGTATAGATCACGGAATAATAACAGAAAATAACAAACCAATTAAATTTTATTTTGAAAGGTAATAATGCCGGCCACAATTAACTAATTTTATAATATTCTTTAGGAAATAAAAATGTTTAAAAAATATCGGGAGTTAAAAAAGGAAAGAGATCATTGGAAATATTTGTATGAACACAGAAATGATGAAAACCAAGAATGGTATTCAGAAAAATTTAGCAAGTTAATGGAAATAAATACCCTTATTCTTGAGCAGTTTAAAGGAAATGCGAAAAATTTCAATGAACTAATAAGGGCATATGGGGAATCCACCAAGGCTTTAGACCAAATAGTCAAAATATCCAATTGTCACGTAGATAATCACAAAGAGTTAATTACTTTAGAAAAAGAGGCTTATCAGGATATTGTAAAAAGATTAAATGAAATAACAATAAAAATAGAAAGGAAATAAAATGAAAGACATGTTAAAATTATTAAGTGATATTATTGCAAAAGCCGACAAACTGGATGAAGAAACAAAAAAAGAAATAATTCAGGAGTGTGGCGAAATTCTGTATATGAAAGAAGAAGAAAAGGCGATGAAACAACGAATTAAAGAAAGAGAAATACAGGTGAAGCAAAGGATTGAATTAGAGTTAAATCAGTCTCCTCAGGAGAATTTATTTTCCAAAGTAAAAAAAGAAATGAATGAAATTAACAATTACCCAATTGCCACATATTGTCCAAACAAAAAAGAAGAACTTTGCGATGAAATACTCGATTATTGCCGGGAATATGGAATAGAATTAAATGAAATTTTTGAAACGCTTTATGCGAAACCAATTAAAGAACTCAAAAAACAACTAAAATCCATAAAGAAAAAATTTAGTGATACCATTGGTTTAAGATTAGTAGATGTTCCGGTAGGTGAAAAAGAAAACACAATCAACTTAATACTTGAACATTATAATGATCACTCTCTTTATTCTTTTAACGAATTAGATAAATTGACATTTGAAGAAGTCCAAAAATTATGGTTTGAATTAACCAGAGAAAAAGAACCCGGAATAAAAGAAGTTGAGAATGTTCCCAAAAACAAACAATCAAAATATAAAAATGACCTGATAAATAAAATTCTACAAAAGCAAATTGAAAACGGACTGCCTTTAAAGGATCAACCAGAGAGAAAAAGGGAATTGAAAAAACATGGGATTGATATTTTGAAAACCATTTTAGAGGAAGCGGAGGCCGCGTGAACATTCAAAACATAATCAATGATTCAACAATATCTTGTTTATTGAATGGAACTAAAGTTAGAAATTTTCATATCAAACAAGACTATGAGAATTTAATAAAATTTCACTCTAAGAGCAAGGCCGTTGATATTCTTTGTGAAAAATGGAGTCTTGGTTTTGACTCTATACACTCTATAATTTATAATACTAAATTTAATAATCTAATTAAAGTAGAAAAAAGAAAAAAATGTAAAACAATGGAAAACACAATACCATTATTTTAATAAACTAAAATTTAAAGGAAAGAACAATGAATTTTAACAGAGAAACATTGGTAAATAATTTAGAAATCGTTAAAAAATTCGTACCTTCAAAAAGTACACTTTCAATTTGTGAATGTTTCAAGATCACAACCGATAAACAGATAAATATTTATGGAACAGATTTAAACAAAAGTATAAAACTAACCTATGGAAAATCGGAAGAAAATATTTCTTTTGTCGTAAATGCTGATTTATTCCTTAAAGCCGTTAAAGCGTTGAAAGATGAAGAAATTGATTTAAGTATTCTTGAGAATAATTTAATTATTACAGCAAAGAAAAGTAAATATAAAATCGCTTTATTAAATGAAGATTTCCCGGAGTTTAAAAAAATAAAAGGTGAATCTTGTATCTTAAATTCGGAAGAAGTTAAAACAGTTATCAATAGATTATTGCCCTTAACCGGTCAAGATGAATTCAGGCCATCTATGACTGGAATTTGTTTTGACAAAGAAAAGATAGTAGCAACCTCCGGCCATGTTTTAGGAAAAGATTTAATTGATGGAAATAATCTAAATTTTATCCTTCCTAAAATTGGTTTAAGCATGCTGGACGGTGAATTTACCTTAACCCAAAACAAGCATTTAATAAATATTTATAACTCAAATCTATTCAGAGATATTTCAATCAATGTAATCACTATAGATGAAACCTATGTTAATTATGAAGCAGTCATCCCGAAAGAATTTAGAGGATATTCAATTTTTAATCGATTGAATTTACTTAACGCTTTAAAGAGATCAATATTATTTTCAAATGAAAGTACAAAACAGATAGTTTTCGATCTTGAAAAAGAGTTAAAAATAACCGCCATAAATTTTGATAAAAGCATTGATTCGGAGGAAAGTATTGATATAATTGAAGGAAATAACGAATCAATTAGAATCGGATTTAACGCCGTTTTTTTAATTCAAGCCTTATCCGGTTTTGAGTGCGAAAATATAACCTTTAGTTTTGAAACAGAGTTAAAGGCCGCCATGTTTTCAGAAACTCGGGATAAATTAACAATAGTCATGCCTGTAAGATTAACGTAAATCTTCTTACAGTAAGAAACTTTAACTATACAATATTAAATTAAATCACTAAATTTGGTAAATTTTCGGGAATAATAATGCCAATTAAAGAAAAAAATCGGATGGTAAATGTTAAATTCTGGGAAGATAAATATATTTCAAAGTTAAGCAAGGACGGTAGATATTTATTTCTTTATTTGTTAACTAATGCTTATACGAACTGTTCGGGCATTTATGAAGTATCGTTAAATACTATCTCATCCCAGACGGGAATTGATAAAAGTACGATATTAAAATTGTTCACTTTGTTCTATAATGATAAAAAAGTCTGGTTTGATGACGGTACGGTAGTCATCAGAAACTTCATTAAGAACCAAAAATTTACACAAGGGGGTATGAAAGAGGGTATCACAAGCCGGTTAGAGGGAGTTAATAGCAAGTACATAGATTTCATTTTTGATGCTGTTCCCGAAGAATTTAAAACCTCTCTAAACATTGAACAAAACAACACATCGGAGGGGGTTCAACCCCCGTTAAACCCCCCTTCAACCCCCGTTGAACAGGGGTTTAGGGAACACTTAAACTTAAACTTAAACTTAAACTTAAAAGATAATGAAACGCCTTCCGGCGATTCTTCCTTTGAAGAAAATCAAGACAAACAAAATCAAATAGACAAAAACGAATTAGAAGACGTTGACAAGACTTTGGAGTCTGAAAGAGTAAACAATACCATTCCAGATGAAATAATTGATTCTACACCCCTAAATGAAAGAAAAAACGACAATTTTAACGATGAGTTGAAAGGTAAAAAGCGGGTACTAAGAACTTTTGATGAAAATTCGCATGAAATGAAATTGTCTAATTTGCTTTATAACAGCATTTTAGAGCGTGATTCAAAAGCAAAACAACCGGATTTTAATAAATGGGCATTGGAATTAAACTTACTTTATCGTGTTGATGAAAGAGAATGGGGCGAAATTGAAAAGGTCTTGCGCTGGACTCAAAAAAATGATTTTTGGAAAACAAATATTTTGAGTCCTAAAAAATTAAGGGCGCATTTTTCAAAACTAAAACAACAAATGAATGAAGAAATGAAAAAAGAAATAAAACAAAAAATTCCCTACACCCTTTCAGGGCTACAAAATTTTATGAAAATGTCCGGTAGGCTAATTCAGGATTTTATTTTAATTCAAGATTCTAATAATGAAAAATGGTACTGGGATAAGCAGTGGGGGGCGGTTCCTGAAAAATATATAATAATCGAAAAAAAGAAAGAATCTGAATCCGCGATATTTTATGATGTTCAGGAAAAACAGTTTAAAAAAATTGACAAAATGACAGCCGAACAAAAGAAAAAAAGTGATAAAACTTTTGATTTTATCCCAGAATCGATTTATAAAATAGCGATTGAAAAAAAATTAACTAAAAATGAAATATTATTTCAGTATTTTGCAATTCAAGAAAATTAATAGGAGAATAAAATGAAAAAAGAATATATTTTAACCTTTAAAATATTGAGTCGTGTTGGCGGAGAAGAGTTAGTATATGGAGCGGGAAATATTCCATGTTTATACACCGAAAAACAGATTTCAGAAGAAATAGAAAGATGCAAGGAAGAAGACAAAAGTTCCGGACTTAAATGTGAATACAGAATCTATAAATTAACGGAGGTAAAATGAAATATTTTAGAACATCATATAGTTACAGATTGTCAAGTATTGAAGAAGTTGAAATAGAAAAAGAAACCGATAAATTTGTTATTTTTAAAAATCTCAACTGGCGCGGCAAACCGCACAGGGACGCGAAAAGAACAAGTTATAGAAACTATTTTAAAACAAAACCGGAAGCCGTTAATTTCTTGCTTGAAGAAATTCAATACGAAATAAATAAAAAGCAAGAAGTGATAACAGATTTAACGGCTGGAATTCTAAAACTTCAAAATGAAAAAATTAAATTAAAACAAGATGCTGAAAAGGAGGGTTTGATATGAGTAAAGAACAATTTGATTCAATAAAAACATTATTATACGTCATAGTTCTTTTCAGCTTAGCTGCCTTGTGTTATTTGGGTAGTATAATAATCTATTGTGGTGAATTAAAATCTGAAATTCAATCACTCAAGCGGGATACTGTTGTCACTCAATTTAATCTCGCTGGGGGTGATTCGGTACAAATTAAAATTAAAGGTGAGAAATGAAAAACAAAATAATTAAAAATTTTAGTGATCTTATAGATTTGAAAAACGAACAGATCGAAGAATCAAAAAAAGACAGAGCAGAGTTGGTTCTACAACTTGAAAGAGAAAGGGAAATATTGAAAATGGAAAGAACGTGCAGACGTTCCGAGGCTGAAAAATCGCTTAAAGAATATGAAGAGATAAGGATAGAGCTGAGCGGCATGGTGAATAAACTTATTGACGAAAGGATATTGACGCTTGACTCAGCAATCGATTTGGTCGAACTTGCTTTAATGAGTCCAAGACTATCAAAGATAATGCAAATAGATTTAAGTGAACATAGAAAACACTTACAAGAATTACGACAAAATACTCCGCAAATGCTTGATCCTAACTACAAAAAGCACCACACCGAGCAGTCTTTGTTTTCCACTATGCAAAAAAGTATTGAACGGGATTGGCCTCCGAATCTGTATGTAAGTAATTCTTCTTGCGAAGAGGTGAAGAAATGAAAGACGAAATTCCAGAACCCTTAAAATTAAAAGAGAGAAAAAAAGATAGGTGTAGAAGATGCGGTAAACCAGACTCCGAACATCTGTTTTTGATTTAGGAACCAAATCGATCTCGGTATTCGTTTTTATTCTGCTTAAGGTGTAAGGTTGAATTTGAATTATTCTTAAAACTTTTTTGTAATGGTCAGGCTGAAAAGATAAAAGAGGGCTTGCTTTTTAAAATTCCCAAGGAGGTTAAAAATGACAAAAATTGAATGGACTAATCAAACGGCAAACGATAAAAAATTAAAGGAGTGGCCGAGGGTATGAAAAATTATAGAATAATAGACGATAGTCAAGAATCTTTAAATCAGTTACGTGTTGAATTATACGAGAAGGCTAAAAATATAAATCTTGATACTTTGCCGGATTTTATAAAAGAAACATTAAATATTCACACACAGGAACCAACAAATGATTATAATCGGATGTGGGGAGGTAACTATACTCTATATCCCATAAAAATTTCAGCCTGTCTTTTTGCGCTCTATTGGTCAATAAATAAAGATTTAATTGTTACACCTCTTCAAGCCGGTTTTGTAGTTCGTGAATTTGTAAGATATATCGATATTGAAGTTAATAACTGTAATAAAGAAATATTTGGGAAAGATATTAGTTTTTATAAAGAAGTTTTTGAAATTTTGGATAATGTGGAAAATGCAATTAATCAAAACAACTTCCCGGGAGTGTATCGGAAACAAGAAAGTCAACAAAAATTAGCAATTTAAAATATTAAAAAATGAAACGAATAAAGGAATAGAAAAATGAGCGACTGGGATAAAAAGGACTATGAAATATATCCTCTGCATGAAAGTAATGATATTTATTGCGTTAACGATAAAAACACAGAATTTGATGAAATTATTAGAGAAAAAAATCAAAGGAAATTTAGAAATGATGAGGATACGTTAAAAAAAGTTTTAAAGAAGATGGATTTAAAAATATGAAAAGAATGCTTGACCTGTTTTCTGGAATCGGTGGATTTTCTTTGGCCGGCAAATGGACTGGCGGAATTAAAACAATCGCTTTTTGTGAAATAGATAAATTCTGTCAAAAAGTATTAAATAAAAATTTCCCAGGTATACCAATTTTTGATGACATTAAAAACTTAAAAGGAGATGAATTTGGAGCAGTTGACATTATTACCGGAGGCTTCCCTTGTCAGGATATTTCATCAGCCGGAAAAAGAAAAGGATTGCGTGGTGAAAAAACCGGATTATTTTTTGAGATGTTGAGAATAATTGAAGAAACAAAACCCAAATGGATTATTTACGAAAATTCACCTTTAATTGTAAATAACGGATTAAACGAAATACACAAAAATTTAAAAAGGATCGGATATGTTAATATCGGTTTTAAAATCTCAGCAAGGGAATTTGGATTTCCACATAAAAGAATCAGATACTACGGAGTTAGTGTTGCCGACTCCAACGGCCTCGGATGGAATGCGCTTGAAATTTTCATTAGAGAATTTTATAAAATCAAACAATCGGAAATACAACTTCAAACGCGGAAAAATAAAACCAAATTTAGTGGAACATTTAGCGATTCATTATGCACTCCAACCAACTCCGATATTTTACGAGGATTTAATGGGGTACCCTCGGAATTATACAGAAATAGAATAAAGGCTTTAGGCAATGCAATAGTTCCGCAGATAGCATATATAATTTTAAAATCGATTTTAGAAATTAAGGAAATGTAATAAGGAAAAATAATGGAAATCGAAACGAACAAATTCTATAAAACAACCGAATCAGCTAAAATTTTGGGAGTTGGGGTTAAAAAATAAGAAGTTGGTGTGATAACGGAAGTTTGGGTTGTAGAATAGAGAACGGGATTAGGCTCATTCCCGGTTCTTTCCTGAATGAGTTCGTTAGAGTCCGCAACAATAGACTTGAAAATAAACAGAATAATTCCGATATTGGAATTAAAAATAGGAGAATTTGGGATGGTATCCTGCAGGAAAGGAATATGGAATAGAGATGGGATATTATACATTAGAGTCTACGATAAGCGAACAAAAAAGACCTCCGCCTTTAATACAAAATTACAAGATGCCCCCAAAAATAGGTTAATAGCGGAAAAAGAAAAAAATAAATTTTTAACTCAACTCCGCAAAGAACAAAACAAAACAAGCAGTTATTCATTCTTATGTTAAAATAAATAATATTTATTCTTACTGTAAGAAACTATATCTTTACAAACGCAATCCCATATATTATATTGGTGCTAAATATTTTATAAAGGGTTTTTTTATGATAGTTCGGTTCCCTCCAAGCCGAGGTAAATATGAAAAGTAGTGAATCAAGATTTGGAAAAGAATCATATAAAACCCTTTTTTATTAAATACAGGATAAACATATGCTATTAAAATTAAGTCAATGGAAAGATGATTATACGCAAGATGTGGTAATTGAAACGAATAATATCGTTGGGTTGCATTATAAATGTAAGACAGCAATTGTAAGAATGCAGGGCTTTGATGCTTATTATGAATTAACGGAATCAAGTTTTAAAGAATTACCGAAATATTTAGACATCAAAGAACCCGGTAAAACCGTAAAAAATATATTCAAAACATTTTTAAATAAAATTAAGAATTTATTTTTATATGTATACGAAAAAACAATGGTACGTATTAGCAAAAGAGGCGAATAAAATAATAAATTATTTTCCCTGTAGTTGTCAAAAATTTAAACATTCAGAACCATTATTTCATTTTGGGAAATATAAATAAATGATAGAATTAAATAAAATATATCAAGGTGATTGTTTAGAGTTAATGAAAGATATTCCAGATAAAAGTATAGATTTAGTTTTAACGGATCCGCCTTATGGAATTAATTTCAAATCCCCGTGGCAAACACATCAAGACTATATTATAAACGATACTTTGGCGGATTGGAAGGAAATATTGCCTAAATTTTTAATTGAGTTTAAAAGAATTCTATCCGACAATGGTTGTTGTTGTTGTTGTGGTGGTGGTGGTGGTAAAACTCCGGTAACTGCAATATTTACAATCGAGGCCATCAAGCATTTTAATTTAATTCAAACAGTCGTATGGAAAAAAACAGTTGGATTAGGTTGGAAATACAGGTCGGCTTATGAAAATATTATAGTGCTCTCAAAATCAAAAGACAATTTTAATTTTTACGACAATTCTAACAGGTGTTCAAATGTAATAGAGGGTATAAATCAAAAAATTCCACAAAAGGGCGAGCATCCGACAGTTAAGCCGGTAAAACTCATGGAACATTTTATAAGAATACATTCAAAAGAAAATGCCGTAATTCTTGATCCATTTGTTGGCTCCGGTACTACTGCAATCGCCTGTTTAAAAACCGGAAGAAATTTTATAGGTATAGAGAAAGAACCTAAATACGTAGAAATAGCAAACAAAAGAATCAACGACTGGAAAAGTCAAATTAAACTTGCAATATAAAAAATATAAATAAATGCTTGAATACGAACATAAGATAACCAATAAACGTACAGGAAAATACATTCAATTTGTTATAGATTGCAAAGACCTCAACGGCACTAAAAAATCTGATGTGATTAGTCATGTTATGAATTTTTGCGATCAAAAATGGAATATAAATAAAAAATCGGAGTGGATTTCAATGTACTTAAAAGATCAATTAAATGTTGATATTTCCAGCGATACAATAAGAAAAATAATTTGTAAGGATTTATGAAAAATAAAGAGATTGAAATACTTGATACAATATGGAGTTCTGCAGTTAAAGAAAGAGATGGTTTTAAATGTATGCTTTGCGGCAGACCTCAGCAAGAGGGAAGAGGAAAGGGTCTTAATTCACATCATTTAATAACCAGATTAAAGTATAGTACAAGGTGGAATATAGACAATGGAGTTGCCCTGTGTTATGCTTGCCACATACGTAAAGTACATGTTGACACTATTTTTTATGCAAAACTTTTTGAAAATATGGGATTTAAGATCGATGAACTAATTCAAATCTCAAGAAGTCTTTACAGAGAAACCTATCAAGCAACATTAAACATCATGTACTATCAGGCTAAAGAATTAGGACTTTCAGAAACTTTAAACAAAATAGAAGAAGCGAAAAACTTTGTAGAATCTAAAAAATGCAAGAAGAAAGTAAAAGTAAAAAAGAAATTAAAGGTTAAACTATGAAAGACCCGACACCTGATTTTATAAAAGATTTATTTGGCTCCTTTTCGGATAAATCGCCTTTTAGTGACTTTGAAGAAAGAGTACGTAAAGAACCAAAATCTGATATTGAAAAAATGAATAAACTTATGAAAGAATTAAATGACGTGGTGAATAAAATAGCGGAGGCGGGAAAGTGATTTACTCTTGTATGGGTTCCGAAATAAAAACCGGAGGCGAACATATAGCAAAATTAGAGTTAACCAAAGAGGAAATGGAGTCTATCGGAACAATATTATTTTTAGCATTTCAAAACAGAAATAAGCATTGTAGAGTGAAAAATTATGATGAACTATTGAGATTAGAGGCTCAAATAAATTTTGACCTTTATAAAATTAACGAATTAAAACAACCGAAAATATGAAAAATTTAGTTTCAATAATAATTTTAACTTACAATCAACTTGCGTACACCAAGAAAACGCTTGAGAGTGTAAAAAAATACACAAATAATTATGAGTTAATAATTGTTGACAACAATTCGACTGACGGAACAGTGGAATATTTAAAAGGGTTGTCAAACATTAGGTTAATTGAAAATAAGGAAAATAAAGGTTTTGCTTATGGTTGCAATCAGGGGGTCAATGTTTCTTCCGGTAATTATGTTTTATTTCTTAATAGTGATGTAATTGTAACAGAGAATTGGCTTGATAATATGCTAAAATATTTTTCGGGAAATGTTGGTATAGTGGGGCCGGTAAGTAATTACATAAGCGGCCCGCAATTGATCGATTTCCCTGACATTGAGGATGAAAATTTCATCCAATTCAAAGCAAAAACAATCTATAAAAATAATATGGGTAAAGGTTTTTATTTTCCCAGAATAGTTGGTTTTTGTATGTTAGTAGGTAGAAAAGTAATAGATAAAATCGGCGGATTTGATGAAAGATTTGGGATAGGTAATTTTGAAGATGATGATTTCTGTTTACGCTCCCAAATAGCCGGATTTAAAGCAATTATAGCAACCGATGTTTTTATTCATCATTACGGTTCTAAGAGTTTTTCGGTTATGAAACACGATGAACTTGTGGATTTATTCAGAAAGAACGAAAAATTATTTATAGAAAAATGGGGCAAAAACCCCACTCAAATTTGGGTTAATAACGAAGAATATAAAAAAGATGTTTTAATTTATCAAAAAACAGGAAAATAAAAACTAAATAAGGAAAAAACAAAATGGCAACTAACTTTTATACCGGACTTTGGAAAAAGAAAGTAAAAGATTTTCAAGTCCTATCAGGAAGTATAACGACAGAAAAATTAAAAGACGCTTTAATAGATGCGAAAGAAACCGGAGCGACTGAATTAAATTTAACAATTTGGGTAAATCAGAAAAAGACAACAGAAAAACATCCTGATTATAATTTGCAGATTTCGGCAAAAGATCCAAATTATTCAAAGAAACAGAATGAAGACGTGCCGTTTTAATGACCGAAAAGCAAGCGGAAATATTGTTTCGTAAAATCGAAAAGACAATGAGACCGAAATATAAAATAAACGCTATTGTATTTTCAGACAGTTTCCCTAACAATAATGATGTTGCTTTCAACGATGTATTTGATGATCTAATATTTGTCAAGAAAAGTATTTTAACTGAATATCCAAGAGAATATGTCATCGCAACTTTTATTCACGAATTATTACACCAAAAATATTTAGATCATTCAAAAGCATTTTATAAAGATTTAACAAGATGGTTAAATAAATTAAAGAGGTTAAAATGACAACAAAAGTAAGAATTTGGTATAAGGATGAAAACGGAAGAACATATATTGCTCGTAAATTATCCTTTGAAAAAGAATTAAACGACGCAACAATTCACAGGATTAAATTACTTAAAGGTGTAGACGTGCATTTTCAGCCGATACTTAAACTTCCCAATAAAACATTAGAAATAGATATTTTTATATCATATGAAGGCGCTGGTTATTATATCGGTGCAACTTTTGAAGACGTTGAAGGCGTTTTAGCAATGGACTCAGAATTATGACCGAACTAAACAAGGAAAAACTTCAAGAATTGTTAGATATAGCTAATCGAGTTGGCTTTAACTTATCCGAACAGGATTTAATTAAATGTATTGAATTTGCAATGTGGAAAACTCAAAGAGATGAATCAATTGAAAATCTTTTTAATGGTACTCTCAATAAAGAACTTGCGGAGTTATTACCGATTATGAAAAAAGCAATAACGTCTGATTTGTTGGAACCGTTGAAAACAGAAAACAAACAACTGAAAAAAGAGAATGAAGAACTTAAAGAAGAAAATATTGACAAACAAGGTACAATTTTTATAACCCGAAAATCCCTTGAAATGAAAACAGAAGAAAACAGAGCAAAGGCGGATAAGATTAAAGCGCTGGAAGAAGAAAACATTAAATTAATAGGCAAACTTCAAGACCTGACAAAAAGATGTGGCGAAATATTTGCAGACAGTTTAGGAACTGGCGTAGGCTCGAGAATACAATACACTAAAACGTTAGAAGAGAAATACAGGAAAGCGCAAAAAGAAATTGAATCGCTTAAAGAAATGGGGAAAAAATCATTAAAAACAAAAGATTTCGATTCGTTACAGCCGCCTGAGATCATTTGTATATCAAGTTTAGATCGTGATTCCCAAGGTATAATAAGCCTTAAATGTAAATTAAATGTTTTTGAGGGCAACAACCTTATGGACGTCGTAATTAAGGAAGAGGTATTAAGTAGACTTATTGGCTTCTTGTCTTTTGCAGGATTTATTAAAGGAAATGAGGGATTAAATTTCGTTAATAATTATTTTCATAAAAAATAACTTAGGAGGTCATTTTCAAAAATGAGAAGTAATTAGAGCCCGAAGAAATCCGGGCTTTTTTGTTTTTCGGAAAAGTTGACAACACAAACAACACAGCGGACGTATATTACAAGTATAAGGATATTTTTAAAATGTACAAATTAAGCAGAAACGATATTAACACACTTTGCAACGCTGGTTTTTTAGAACTGAACGATGAAGAGTTTCCGGTTGAAACATTTGGATTTAATATAACAAAATGGCCGGGAGGAAAAGGGAACAGCAGAGACAGAACTTTTGAAAAGGATTGCCTACAACATAAGGCGCTCCCGATTTTATGTTGTGGATGTAAAAATGCAGATGTAATAAACTTTAATTGTAAAATTGAAGAAAATAAAATAAATAAAATCAAGTTTGATGAATTACAAGATTTTGAACATTGTGAAGATTTTAAATAAAAAATAAATAGCGTAATAATTCCGGTTTGGCTTACTCCCACCGGCTAAAAAAAATAATAAAACATGAAAGAATCTACCTACGACTGGGTAAAACTGCAAAAGGAATTTGATAAACTTTACTTAAAAGGCAAAATCACATTACAGAAGTTTTGTAAAGATAAAAAGATTGGTTATAAATACGCTACAAAGTTTTTAAGGGTGCGAAATAGTAGAAAAATAGTAGAGAAAGTCAATGAAATCAAGGCAGATGAACACGAAAAGATTATTGAAGAGCAAGCAAGAAAAGAGGAAAGAAGAGAGTCGATCGGCCTTATTCAAATAAATCAAATCCTTGATAGTTCGATTGCTAAAAGAGTAAATGACGGAGAACGATTAGGCCTTACAGAGGCTTTAAGATTGAAAGTTGACATAATGAAAGAACAAGGAACAATAATCAACCCAGACAAGAAAGATAACTCTTTCGACATATTTATTCAAAACAATATACGATTGAAACCAAAAACGGAATCAAATGAATCTACTAATTAAATTTGTTATTTTGATGTCAATTATTGCTAATACTCAAATATTAAGACCTCAACAGCATGAATATATTTTTGATTTTTATTCAAAAAATATTCACATAATCGGCGGTAATAGATCAGGCAAAACCGAGGGTTTAATTAGAAAAGCCGTTATTGGTTCAAGGATAAATAAAGGTGAAAGATGTTTATTGTTAGAACCTACAACGGATATGGCAAACGAAATCTTACAACCTAAAATAACAGATTACTGTAATGAAGAAGGTATCGCTTTTAAATATGAATTTTCAAAAAGAAAGTTCTTGTTTCCCGATTTCAACAAAAACGGCAAACCGGCGCAGATACTTTTAAGATCCGCCGATAAACCAAATAGAATAGAAGGCGGTCAATATTGGGGTGTAGGGATCGATGAACCCGCTCAAATGAAGAAAGAAGTATTTAGAAGAGTCAAAACAAGGGTTAATTCACCAACAGCGTTAATATGTCAACTCTTTACATCGGGCACACCAGAGGGCTTTAATCACTATTTCCATGAGGTTTATAAACCCGGCCATAGAATTGTTTGGGGTAGTGTTGAAGAGATAAAAATCAACACCAGAGACGGTTATATTGATGACCTGAAAGAAGATTACGATGACTTGCTTATACAGGAAAAACTATTAGGTAAATTTATCAATACAACGTCAGGGGTTATTTGTTATGCATTTAAGGAATCTCTTGTAACTCAAATAGAACCCGACTTCCAACATCCTCTTTACGTTATTTGTGATTTTAATATTAACCCTTGCGGATGGGTATTGGCACAGTTCATTAACGGGAAAATCAGAGTTATTGATGAATTATGCGTAAAAAGCGCAAATACTTTTGTAATGTGTGAAAAATTAGCAGATAAACACCCGGAATATTTTAATGGTCTAATCTTTTATGGTGACTATACAAGTACATTTCAGAGATCAACGGCGACAGGATTAAGTGATTGGCATATCATCGAACAGTATTTCAAAAATTATCGTGGTTACGAAAGACATTTAAAACCTAATCCATCCGTTAAAGATTCAATAAATATTTTAAATAATGGATTAGCGAAAGGTAAGATTATATTTGACAAGAAAGCCGTTGAGACTATAAACGATATGCGATATTGCGTGTGGGCTGAAAATGGAAAAGAAATAGAGAAAAAGGATAAAGAAAGAACGCATTGGCTTGACGACATGAGATATATTTCAAATGCCTTACTGCCTATAAAAGAAAGAATCGGGGGTGTTCGTGGTTGAGAAAGAAATATTAGACGCTTTAAAAAGATTCATGGATGAAAATACAGAAAAAAGGCATAATGAATCAAGAATACTTTTATCTTTTTATAAAAACGATGCCGATAAAATCGTTGAAAAGATAAAAGATAGAATGTATAAAGAGTCTAAAGGTATGTTTGGAAAGGAAACTCTTGACATTATTCCGGCTTGGAATTATATAAATTTCGTTCCAAAGATACTTAATATTTTATTTACAGTCTATAAAAAACCCGCCGAAAGATATATTAGTCTCACGGATAAAAGAGATGAAAGATTAACAAAGAAATGGGAAGATTTAACAAAAAACTCAAAATTAGACAGCACACTTGCGGAGGTCGGGAAACTTGCAAAATTATTCGACAGAATATTAGTAAAACCTACAGTTAGAATCAATCAAACAAATCAAAAAGTATTAGATATAGATATTATTTATCCTCATCAGGTAGAAGTAGATACCGAACAAAACAACCCTAAAAAATTAAAAACCGTTTATTTGTACGATGAATATTATAACGCAGAAGAAAATAAGATGGAAGTGCGTAAAATAATATGGACAGATAAAAGGCATTACGCAATAGATGAACATGAAAATGAAATTGATATTATTGAAAATGGAGTTTCTAACAACGGTGTAAATCCATACGGAGTTATACCTTTTGTTCCTTTGTCGTTTAGTTTAAATCAGGATTGTTTTTGGGGGTCTTCTAAATTTGTACAAGCGGTAGAACATGCTATTGCACATTCAATAAATATAATCTACGGAAGTTATCAGGCTAATCATGCCGTTGGTTCAATACCTTTCTTTCAGGAGTTTGAGGCTTATTCAAAACCTTCTGAACCTTTACATAACGAATATTTAATAGGAACTACTTTTAATAGAAGGCCAAGAAAGCAGGAAGTTAAAACTGCGTTAAGTCCCGATAAGCTTATTGTTGGCATGTCGGAAGGTCAAAAGAACGCTGATTTTAAAATGGTTACACCTCAAACAAATCTTGTTTTAATTCAGGAGTATATATCAAATATAGTAAAAGAATTATTAGCAGAGTTTAATATTTCTTCAAATGTTTACAGTCTTGAAAGTAAAGCGCAATCAGGATATGCAAAGCAAATTGAAGAGGAAGAAACTATGGCTATAAGGGAACAGGATGTTCCTTTTATGAGAGACTTTGAAAATGAATTGTTTGACATGATCAGAGTCGTAACTAAATTTGACTGGTTAGAGAAAGGATTTCCCGATGAAGCGATTTTCAATATAGATTTTGCAGAAATAACATTTCCTAAAACCTCCGCTGAATATGTTCAGGAAAATACTTTCGATCTTCAAAACAATGTAATAACTCCGGTTGATTTAATCAAGGGAAAGAATCCTGATTTAACACAGGATGAAGCGGAACAAAGATACGAAGACAATAAAGCGTTCAACCCTCAGGGAGTAACCATAAATTATGGAACTTCGGCAAAGAAAGGACGCTCTAAAAAAGATGAAGAACAAATGCAATTAGAATATGGGAAAGGCAATGATGGTGTAAGTGATGGTGTAAATTCAAATGAGTATGTCACTGAAAAAATGACAAATGAAAAAGGGTTTGAATTTCCTGATTTAAGACAAGCGAGTGATTATGATTGCGGAGCGGCAGCCGTTCAGGATGTTCTTTCCTATTATGGAGATGACGCAACCGGAATAGATTCTATCATTTCAGAATTAGGGACAGATGAAGAACTTGGAACCTCTCCAGAGCAAATCAAGAGTTATTTGGAATCTCAAGGCTTTACGGTTGACATGGAAGAAATGACCATTGAGGATGTTAAGGTTTATATTGATGAGAAAGTGCCCGTAATTCTTGACATTCAAGCATGGCATGAAGATATAGCAATTGATTATGATTACACGAATGAATGGAATGACGGTCATTATGTTGTGGCACATAAGTATAACGATCAAGGCTTAATTCTTGATGACCCTTCAAGTGTGGGACGTGCATTTATTTCTTATGAAGACCTTGAAAAGAGGTGGCACGATGTCAACGGGAATAATGAACAGATTAAACATTTAGGAATTGCGGTGTATGGTAAAGAACCTTTTTACAAAAGTAATTTAATCAAGGTGGGATAATATGAAATGTTTTAGAAAACCATTATCTCAGAAATATGTAAAATGGACTGGTAGCAATTTTGAAGAAATAAAACAGTTCTTTGGTAAATCCGATTCCCTGCAAATTGTTTTCGGTCATTGTGATAGTGCGGTTTACGGTTGCTTGAACGAACTTAATAACGGTAATTTTGCAATATACATATTTAATTATTGCACAAAAGAGGTCTGTACGGTTATTCCGGGCGATTATATTGTTGAGTACGATTGGGCGCAATATTCAAATAAGCCAAGATTTGTGGATATGTCGGAGGAAAGATTTAATGAAGAATTTGACATTATAAAAGCAGAGTGAAATGTATGACTATGAAATTATTGAAAAAATAAAAGAAATTATAAAAGAGTTGGATAAATCTCAGGATTGGAAATTGAGAGATTTGTTCGGATTAAAATATCAGGCTTACTTGGAAATTAAACGGGAATTAAAAGAACGTGAAAAATAAAAAGCAAAGTTTAACAAATAAAATCATTTGTGAAATCTATGATGCTTTTAAACATTTGAAAGCAGATTCAAATTTGCTATCCGTAATAGGCTCTTGGCGCGACACCTTAGAAGATAAAGAAATATTATCTCTTTTAAAGGAATACAACAAAAGATGAAAAACATATTGGCTGAATATTATAAGGGTAGAAAATACGAAACGAAAGTAAATATAAAAAAGATTGCAGAGAATGTTTCTAATCTTACGCTTGATGTTTTGCGCGGTGGTTTGGATTATAATAATCTTTCAACAAACGAAAAGAAAGATTTAATGATTAAAGTATTTGGAAATCCGAAAGATCAATTTAAAATAAGTAATGATATGCAAAAGGCTATTCAACTGGGTACGAAACAATTAAAAAAATATGGCAATAATAGTACTAAATAATGAAGATAAAAGAAGCGTGTTAAGCGCTCTTGCAAAGATGTCAATTCAATTTCATAAGGACAGAATGCAGGCGCAGAAACAGGTTGACGGAACTCCATTCCCGAAACTTGCTCCGGGTACTATTAACGCTAAAGAAGGGAAATCATTTTTCTTTACAAGAGGGAAAGGGTCAGGAAGGAAGTTAATTGAATGTATAAGTGATACAAGCACAAGAAACCCGTCTAAAAACCCGACTATGCGCTTAATTGATACCGGAGATTTTAAGAATAACGCTTTTGTATTTAAAATTGAAGGGCAATCTGCTGTAATAGGTTTTAGCAAACAGTTACACAAGTTTAATAGATATTTAGAAGCAAAAAAGAATTATGTCAAGAAATTAAGGGAAGGAAAGAAAGCAAAACCTCCGAAAGTGAAACCCTCTGCATTTACTTATGAAGGATTAGCAGGTTTACATTTAGGCGGTAATTCACCTTTTAAGAATTTAGGCAGTTTCAAACAAAATGACAGGATACCGGGAACAAATTTCTTTGGTCACAACATAAAAGAAGTTGAGCAAATGCAAAGAAAAGTTTACGCTATGGTGGGTGAGAAGATAAAAGCAAATATAAAATTAGAATTATTAAAGGGATTGAATCAGGCACATGGCTAAAGAAATCACAAATCTTGGGGATTTATTGAATAACAGATTTAATCTTTTTATTGACAGAATTTTGAGTATAAGGATAAATTTAGCAGACTCAATAATATTACACGCTCAAGAAATGGTTGCTAATGGTGTTTCAATTGATAACGTGGTTAACGAAATCTATAATTCAATTATAGATAGCGAAAGTTCGCTGTCAAATAAAGAAAGTAAAGAATTATGGAACATGTTAAAAGGAATTTCACAGGATATAGTTTATAAATCAGGTGAATTAAATTTGGATACTCTGTACAAATGGGAATTAAACGCTAACGGCGTTCATTGTCAGGGGTGTTTAGACCGTTCGAGTTGGGAAGCGATGACATTAGAAGAGTGGGAACCAAAAGGACTACCGGGATCAGGTGTTACAGAGTGCACATATAAATGTTTATGTAGTATAGTACCAATAAATAAAGGATAAACAATGACATTAGATCAATTATGGAATGAAATTCAAGCCATCAAAGCAAATTACAATAACGCAAAGACAAATTTTGAGGGAAGGTTTGATGCTTTAAGTAAAAGAATTGATGACTTGGAAAAGGGGAAATTAACATTAAGTAAAAAAATCGATGAATTAGAAAAGAGGAAAAAATGAAGTTAAACGAAATAACAATCGAAAGTTTAAAAACACTTTCAGACGAGGACTTAAAGGTATTACAATCCGAGGCTGTTAATATTGTTAAAGAAGCGGACGGCGTAAAAACCAAATTAACCGAAATGTCAAAAGAGATATTAAAGGCTAATGAAGATTTAAAGGCAAAAGACGCTGCTATTTCCGAACATAAAACTGCATCCGAAAAATATGCAAAAGAAAAATCAGAACTGGAAACAGCAAAAATTGAACTTGAGAAACTTAAAGCAGAAGATACCGGGAAATACGGAAAGTTAATTGCTGACAAAGAAAAAGAAATTGAGACCTTAAAAAATCAGTCAAACGCTACTCTTGCTGAAAAAACAGCACTCCAGAAAGAAGTTGAAAACTATAAAAGTGTTGTGGAAGAGATTAAAACAAAGAATGAGAAGAAAAAAGATGCAATAATGAAAACCTTTGAAGAAATGAAGGACGCAAGGCCGGAATTGTTGGTAATTGCAAAAGATATAAATACTCTTGAGGCTCTTGAGGCCTTTGCAATCAATACAAGGTG